CCGAGATTTAACTTGATTTACAAAAAATGGAAATGGATTTCGCTACAACTTGACTTTGACTTTCTTTGACCATTGATATGAGCATATCCGAGGCCGAGATTGAAACGCTTCCGTGGCGGTTCGCGAAGACAATGGCGAAATGGCCGCATTGGTATATCGTGCCGGGGCGGGTTGACCCCGTGTTATACGGGCGATTGCTCGACGCGATTGACGAATATGGCGTAGAACAGATGTGGAAGCGCTGGCGGCGCAAATACTGGTATCCGGGCGACGGATACAAATACTGGTATATGCCTGACGGGATAATCAACCGGGCGCGCGTGGACGATTGAAAATGCGGATAATTAACAGCACGCAAAATCATCTGACCACGAACGTTTTTGACGCGGCGAGACAACGGATAGATTTTGTGTATGACGAATGCGACGACGTAATCGTCACGATGAGCGGCGGAAAAGACAGCACTGTGTTATTTGAGCTGACTAAAATTGCCGCGAATGAGCGCGGGCGATTGCCTCTTAAAGTGATGTGGCTGGACCAAGAGGCGGAATGGCAAGCAACCGGCGATTATATGTCTTCGGTAATGCGGTCGGACGACGTAGAGCCATACTGGTTTCAAATACCGTTTAACCTTCGGAACTGCATGTCGTTCACCGACACGTTCCTTAGCTGTTGGAACCCTGAACAGCGCGCGTCATGGATACGCGAACAGGCCGACATCAGCATAAAGGATAACCCGACGGCATACGACCGGTTCCACCCTCTGATGAACTGGCTGCCGACGTATTGCAGCGGCGGCAAGCATGTTGCCGTTTTGTCGGGAATGCGCATATCCGAGAGCCAAAACCGTAAAATGCGGATATGTTACCGCAAGGCGAATTATAAAGGCGTGACGTGGTGCCGGGTTATGACGGGCAATACCCGCGTTTTCTGGCCGCTGTATGATTTTCAGGACCAGGACATCTGGGCGGCGATTGGCCGCAACGGATACCGTTATAATGCCATATATGATAAATTTTACCAGTATGGCATACAGCAAAAGCGAATGCGTGTATCGGCGCTCATACATGAAACGGCCTGGCACAACATACGGCAGTTGCAGGAGCTGGAGCCGGAGACGTACAACCGGTTCCTGAACCGCATTTGCGGCGTTAACTGTTTCAGCCACCTGATAGACGATATCACGCCGTGCAAGCTGCCGGTGTTCTTTAAAAATTGGAAAGAGTATCGCGACTATCTGTTGGACACGCTGATTGAGCCGGAAAACAGGCCGGTGTTCGTTGGCAGATGGCGCAGCCAGCACGGCGAACTGTGGTATAAGGCGCACGTCCGCGAGGTCGTTGTAAACGACATAGATGGCACAAAAAACGCCAACTCGCGCGCGGCAATAGGCATACAGTACAAAAAGAAAAGGTATCGGGCGAAGCTGATTGATACGGTTAACCGCGGGAGCGTTGCCGGGACATGAACGAAGACAGCCCCGTTAGCTGCGTTAAATGGGTACCAGTAGAGAAGGTTTACGCGAACGGCTACAATCCAAACGCAGTGGCGCTCATGGAAATGCGGCTGCTGTACATCTCAATCAAAAGGGATGGGATGACGCAGCCGGTAGTCGTGATAAGGGACGAACCGAAAGAACGGTATGTAGTTGTCGATGGGTTCCACCGCCTGGCTGTGTTCAAGCAGTACCGGGATATATACGAGGCGCACAACGGCCATGTGCCGGTCGTAGTCCTGACCGGCAAGACGATGAACGACTTGATGAGCAGCACAATCCGCCATAACCGCGCGAGGGGCAGGCATACCATTACCGGAATGAGCCAGTTGGTTATTGAAATGCTGAAAAACGGGTGGCCTGACCGGCGGGTATGCGAGGAACTGGGGCTTGAACGCGAAGAACTCATCAGGCTTCAGCATTTAACAGGGTACGCGAAGTTTTTTGAAGGCGTGCGGTATTCGCAGGCAATGGTAACGGATCGACAGATTAGCGAGCGGTTGCGATATGAATTGGAGGAAGGGCGACAGGCTGACGGCGCAGCAGACGGGACACCCGATTCTTTGGCATAGCAATTTGAGGGATATTGGAATTCAATTGTGTATGCCGAAGCTGACACCGGAGTGGTTTTATAGGCTGTGGGGCGACAATAGGACGACAACGCGCCTGAAAACGTTCGGTCATAAGTCAGGGAAGGACAGTACAAGCCCGCATTTCCTGTGTACGCGCGGTGGGTACGGAATGCATACTGATCCCGGTTTCACGCGGTACGCGCTGCAAGTCCAGTTGTACAATGACGGTTATGTCGTCCACGGGCTGGGTGACAACCCCGATGAAATGCCGCTGTTCCTGCCGGGACTGGTTATCCTGCTGGATACATGGTCGCCGCATAAGGTGGCGCGCGACCGCCGCCTCGAACAGCGAGGACATAACAAATTGTTGGCCGGCACTGATTACGTTGGTTTGCCGGACATCGGAACGGAATTGCCAAAACTGGTAGAGCATATCTCAAGATTAGAGGCGTATTAATGCGCGTTGTATCACAGATTGAATTAGTGCCCGTTAGCGAAATAAAGCCGTATCATCGAAACGTCAGGCAAAATGACAAGACTATTTCACTGCTGGTTGAAAATATGCCAAAGGTTGGGTTCAACGTTCCAATCGTGCTTGACCGGCAAAATGTCATTGTAAAGGGGCACGCCAGGTTTGCCGCGGCAATTCGGCTGGGGCTTGACCGCTTGCCGTGCGTCTATACGGACAACGACGAGGAGACAAACAAGTTTGACAGGCTTGCCGATAACAAAATTCAGGAGTCGTCGCGGTGGATAGAGGATATTCTCTCAACGGAATTGGCGTCAATAAACCTTGGGAACGAGTATGACCTTGCGGCGCTGGGGTTTAAGCTGACCGCGGCGCATATCGAAGCGGCGATTAATGCGCCGGAAGCGCTCGGCAACGGCGCAGGCAATTACGATTTGCCGGAAGGTTTCAGGCTGCCGGGGAACGTTGTTTCGCCTGACGATTTCATAACGCAGGCCGATGTCGGCAAGACGGCGCCGGTGAAAGAGGAAGAGTATTATAAGTGCACGTGCGACAAGTGCGGGAACGTAATGCTCATCAAAAAATAATAAGGCAAGATGCGTTGATAAGGCGGTGAACGTTTGGACGAACCGAAAAATTACTGGGTGTCAGCGGACGAATTGGCGAGGGCTTGCAGGTTTCAGGGCATAAGGCGGATACAGCAGCTCACTCAAGACGGAGTTTTGAAGACCGAACAACCTGACGGTAAGGGGCTTCGGAAATACGATTTCGTCCCTTCCATTCTTGCGTTGCTCATTCATTACCGCGAGCGCGCCGAGACGAAGTATAAGTCCGGCAGCCCGGAACTGGAAGAGGAAAAACTTGCCGGGCTTCGCACAAAAAGGGCGCTTGATAATGAAAAGCTGAGGCGGGCGCAGGGCGATTCAGTAGACACTATATATGTTGAGCGCGTATTCGGCGCGATGTTGGGACGAATGAAAAACAATTTGCGCGGACTGAAATATTCTCTGGCCGACGCCTTGGAGCGCGTTGAAGACAGAGAAGAACGTGCGGAAATCATTGCGGAACGCATTGACCGCGCACTGCTCGAATTGTCGGATTATGACTTCGCGGAGTTTCGCATTAACGGCGGCGCGGAATACATAAAGGAACTGGCTGCGGCCGAAACGAAAGGGGCAAACGGCGACGGCGACGAATACAGCAATTAATCATCTGCCCGAATTAGAAAAAACTGTCAGGCTGTTCGGTAGAATATCGAAGGTATTAAAACCGCCTCCGGATATGGACATCGCGGAATGGTCTGAGCTTTACCGCATTGTCACAAGCGAGGAGGGCGGCGTCACCGGCCCGTGGCATAATGACCGTGTTCCGTATATGGTCGAGCCTATGCGAGCGATTACCGACCCGCGTTCCCGCAGGGTTGTGGTAATGTCCGGTACGCAAATGGGCAAAACTATGGCGTGCATTTTGAATGCCGCCGGATATTACATAATGTTAGACCCATGCGCAATTATGCTGGCAGAGCCGACGGTCGAACTGGCGCGGACGCTGTCGGGCAAACGTTTCGTACCAATGATCGCGGAAATCCCGGAACTCCGCGAAAAGATATCCGTCGAAAAGGCCCGCTCGTCCGGGAATACGATATTAGAAAAATCATTCCCCGGCGGGTATATAGTATTTGCCGGAGCGAACAGCGCCGCGTCGTTGAAGTCGCGCCCGATACGCGTCCTGCTGTGCGATGAAGTCGACGAATGGCCACGCGACCTCGAAGGGCAGGGAAGCGCGATAGAACTGGCGATAGCGCGTACGGACGGCCAGCCAGATCCGGTTATAGTAATCGTTTCGACTCCGACCATAAAAAACCACAGTAACATCGAAGACGAATACACTGAATCCACGCAGGAGCGTTGGAGCCACACATGCCCGTCATGTGGCGTGCCTTCACAGCACAGGCCAAGCTACAAAGACGCTGACGGGCAGCGGCAAACGCTGATTGATTTTGCCACGTTGAAAAGAAAATGCCCGAATTGCGATGAAGAATATACGCGCCGCGAATGGGACAGGACAGACCCCGGCGGCGGCCTGTACGTGGCTGATAACCCCGGCCATCAAACGCGCGGGTTTCATGTCAATTCCTGGGACTCGCACCTGACCTGGCCTTACCTGATTGACCAGTTCAGAAAGGCAAACGCGCTCGCAAAGCGCGGCGACACATCGAAGCTGAAGACGTTTATAAACACAAAAAACGCGGAGACGTGGGAAGCGGAAGCGGAAATTGTGAGCAGCCACTCGCTGGAGAGGCGGCGCGAAATGTACCCGCAGCCGTCGGAAGATAATGCCTACATACTGCCTGACGGCGTATGTGCGATCACTATGGGCGTTGACACACAGGATACGCGCCTTGCGTATCAGGTTGTAGGTTGGGGCGCAGGGTTTGAATCATGGGCGTTGGAATATCATGAGATATGGGGCAGCCCCGCGCAGGGTTCGGTGTGGAATGAGCTCGACGCCGTGTTCCGCCGCCAATGGGGTTTTAAGAATGGCCGCAGGCTGAAAATTGCGCGTACGTGCATTGATACGGGCGGACATTTCGGAACGCAAGTTCACACGTTTTGCCGGGCGCGGGTAAATCGCGGCTGCGTCCCGATACAAGGGCGCGGCGGCGATAAGGTGCCGATTACGGAACGGGCGAAAAGATCGAAGGAACGCGGCTTATATTTGATTGGCGTTGACGGCCTCAAGACGAATTTATACCAGTATTTGCGCGATGGAAAGCCGGGCGACGGCCAAACACATTTTCCTGTCGGGGAGAACGGGGAAGACACACACGGCATAGGCGCAGATTATTTCGATATGCTCACGGCGGAAAAGCGGATTTTAAGCCGCGAAGCGAAAACGGGTAAGCCGGTGTATATCTGGGAACTCCCAGAGGGCAAACAGAATGAGGCGCTCGACACGTGGGTATATGCCCGCGCCGCACTGCAATTCATAACGCCGCGAATAGGGGAATACCTGTCGCGCCTGACTGCGCAGGCGGCTTGGGCGAAATCTCCGAACGATGACGAGCCGGCAATAGATACGCCGCGCGTTCAGGTTGCGCTTGCTCAACGCAAACCATTGCCGGGGAGCCGAAACGCAGTCCTTGCGGGGCGCGGAATACAGTTTTAATTATGTATTTACAACAGAAATCAGATGTGTTATGCTAATGGCAAATTATAGCAAAGAGGTATTGTATGGCGCGGTCGCGAATAAGCACGGAGCGTTCTGAATGGATAATAGAAGTTTTAAAAGAGGCGCGCGCCGCATATATCTCGATTCTGCAAGGACAGGTAAAGTCGTATAGCTTGGGAACGCGCCAATATACCGCGCTTGATTTAAAAGACCTCAAGGCATTAATCGACGATCTGGAAGATGAACTCAACGGCGCGGCGCTGGGCCGCGTTAGGCGCGTAATTCCAGTGCATTTATAAGGGGCTTGAGTTGGCGGGAGTGTTGTTAGACAGGAACGGAAATCCAATAAATAACAGTAAAAGTGTTTCACGTGAAACACTCTCGCGCGCGATAACAAAATTTGTTAATTCCGGTTATTCAAATGCTGGCGCGTCATTAGACAAGCCAATATTTAAACTGTGGAACTGGTCAGGCGGCAGCCCGGACGACGATATTGTAGAAAACCTCCCGACGCTGTGGCAACGCAGCCGCCAGTTGGCGGTGGAGGCCCCGTTAGTATCAGGGATGTTTGAACTCCTGACTACTCACACAGTCGGCGAAGGGCTGAAAGTGGAGCCGACGCCAGACGCCGATTACCTGGGCTGGTCGCCCGAAGATGTCAGGAGATGGAAATCCAAGTCACTGCCGCACTGGGAATATTATGCCGAGTCGATTAATTGCGACGTACGGCAGCACGATAATTTTTACGAGCTAACGCAGCTCGCCTGTCGGTCAATGGATGAATCGGGCGACATACTTGTGACGCTCCCGCGGTTTCACCGGTTGCATACGCCGACCGACATGAAAATTCAGTTGATTGAAGCTGACTGTTGCGCGGAGCCACAGGGAGCGGAGGCGCTGGAACACAGGCGCATGGGAAACGACCTGTTCGGCGGAGTTGAAATTACGGAATATGGAAACGTTGTCGGATATTGGTTTTTCGTGGGACATCCGCTCGCACGGCGCAGGGTTGCAGGACGGTACGGCTCGCAGCGCGAACGGTGGATATTCATCCCTGCGATTGCGGCTGAAACGGGTATACCGAATGTATTGCACTTAATGACGATGAAGCGCCCAGGGCAGCGGCGCGGTATTCCGCTGATAGCCCCATTATTGGAATTAATGTTAATTCTGGATAGTTATGTAAAATCGGAAGCGATAGCGGCGAAAATACAGGCCATGTTTACGCTGGTGGTTAAAGCACAGCGGCCAGCCGATTTGCTGGGCGAGTTTTTGGACATGTCGGACGACTTAGGGCAGACACTCACGGAAACAATGCGGCAGTCAATCGGAAAATCCGACATCATGCTTGGGAACGGCATTGTCCAGTATTTAAACCCGGACGAGGACGTCGTCCCGGTTAACCCTTCGAGGCCGTCGAACGCGTTTGCGGAGTTTATGCGTTTTGTTATCCAGATGATGGGCGCGACTACGGGGATTCCGTATGAGCTGCTGATGATGAATTTCGTTGCCAGCTACAGCGCGAGCCGCGCGTCAATGAATATGGCGAACACTAATTTTAAAATCAGGCGCGCGAGAATCGAAAACCGGTTCTGTCAGCCGATTTATGAACAGTGGATGGACGAGGCGGTCGCAAAGGGGTGGATTGAATGCCCGGGGTATTTTGACAACCCGATTACCCGCAGGGCGTATACGCGGGCTGCGTGGAACGGCCCGGGAATGCCTGAGATTGACCGCGAGAAGTCGATAAACGCGGCGGTCGCCGGTATAAACGACGGGCTGATTACCCGCAGCGAGGCGGTATCGGAACTGACAGGCGGCGACTTCTACGAGAACGTGGCGGCACTCGGGCGTGAACGTGAAGCTATGAAGGCTGCGGGAATCCTGCCGGCGGAACAAACGGCTGCGCCAATGGCGCGCGATCCGGCTTTGGTGAATGAAATATTGCAAGAATTACAAGCGTTGTCTGGGGGGCGCATTAATGCCAAACAATAAAACGAAATTTTTTGCAATCCGGCGCATACGAGCGGACGGCGGCGGCACAGCAGGGCGAATCGACATCTACAACGAAATTGACGACCGACAATTCTGGGGCGACGAAGTGACCCCGTCAGATTTTGTCACGCAATTAAACGGGCTGGGTGATGTCGAGTATCTTGATTTGCATATTTTCAGCCCTGGCGGTTCCGTGTTTGCCGGGCTTGCGATACATAACCTGCTCCGGCAATACCCAAAAACTGTCAACGTTTATATCGAGGGCATATGCGCGAGCATAGCGACGGTTATCGCTTGCGCGGGGGATAATGTTTATATCGCCGACACGGCAAAGATGTTCTTCCACAAGCCGTCGGCAAGTTTTTTCTTTGCGACGTTTAACGAAGACGACGCCCAGGAGTTGGCTGACGAATTGCGCGGCAGCAAAGACCCAATGATTTTGGCGTACTGCAAAAAAACAAAGAAAAAAGAAGAGGACATCAATGCCATACTACACGGCCCGAACGGCAACGGCACATGGATGTCGGCGGCGCAAGCGATTGAAGCCGGTTTTGCCGACGATTATATCCCCGACGCAAAGATTCCGCTGGACATGGCGGCGAGCATTGCACCCGGAATATACAACTGGAGGGGCAACCGGCTTGATTATAGTAAATATTTGAACGCCGCGCAGAAACCGGCGGGAAACAATAACAAACCAAAGAACAGGAGTGGAAATATGGCGTTTAATTTATTTGGCAAAAAGCCAAAGCCCGCCGCGAGAGGCAAGCCAAAAGCCGAGGTTATGCTGACCGAGACGGTTTGCCCGTCTTGCGGCGTGACGAATTTGCTGAACGAGGCAACGGGCGAAATTGCCCTTGCCGGTGACGCTGCCACACCGGACACGGGCGGCGGTACGGGAGCCGCGCTCGCGACAAAGGTTAAGTCAAACATGAAGGCCGAATTGTTTAACATAACCTGTTTGTCCTGTGGCGCAGATTACGTATGGAACACGGACACAGACAGCGACGGGGATATTGGCGAGGAGGCTATTGACGCCGTGCCGATGGGCGGCGACACGCCTCCGGACGACGTACCGACAGCCGGGGCAGGAAAATCGCCGGAAGCGGAAGCTGCTGAGGCGATATGCCCGGTTTGCGGAGCGGCGGTACCATACGACACGGCGACTGCTGCAACAAACGAGAACGGATATATGTTGCAGTGTCAGGATTGCGGGAACGAGTTCATCGAACCGTTCGAGGCGGCGTCTCCGACCAGCGTACCAACCGGCGCGAAGGCTGCACATCTCGCAGGGATAAAAGCGGAGCGCAAGCGAGTGGCGGAACTGATGGAAATCAGCGCGGCGGCCCCGCAGCTTGCGGGTATGGTAATGGCGGCGATTAAGTCGGGCGCAACGCCGGACGCAATGCGCAAAAACGCCATGAAGGCCGTCGGGGCCGCGGCAAATTTTAAGGGCGCGGCGTATTTACAGGCACTGGCGCGCGACCAGGAAGCAGCCGGGATTATAGGTATGAGGGCGCCGCAATCTTCGCAGCCGGCAGTAAGCATAAAAGACAAGGCGCGGCAGGATCGCATTAACGATTACAACGCTCGGAGAGGAGTAACGAACAATGCCAATTAATTTATTTGCCCCGGACGTAGACCAATCCACAGTAGACAATCTCTGTTCGGGAACGCTTATCCCGGACAAGCGCATTCCCCATTTAATCGGCGTCACGCCGGGTACGCTCGTAAGGCGCGGGACGACGCTTAAGACTGACGACGGCATAAGTTATGAGCCGTCGATTGAGGATATCGCGTGCATTCTGTTCCGCGACGTGGAAAGCGCCGACCCTGTCGAATACAACGGCGTCGCCGTCTACACAATCGGCGAATTCAATCAAAACGTAATCGAAGAAGTCATGGGCGCGCCCATAGACCCGCTGGAACTTGAAAAAGCAAGGTCGCGATTAATTTATATCGCGCCGATGTACCCGGCTCCTGAGCCGTTTTAAGGATAGGAGGTTATGATTAGATGGCTAATTTGATAAGCCGCAATGAACCAAGAACACAGCTTCCGGTAGTTGTAACCGTTCGTCCGAAATCACGGTTTTGGAGCACGTACCCTTTTGGCGGAGCGTCAGAGTTTCTGCCGACCGATAAAGTCGAATGGGACAGGGTACTAAGGGGCGCGCCGTTGGCGCATTTTGTCGGTGAAGGATTGACAGTAGAGCCGACAGAGCGCGCGCCGTTCGAAACGGACGAAATCACAACGCCGAAGTATCAGTACCGCAAAGTTTTGTCTTTGCGGGAACTCAAAAACAGGCTGCCGGGCGAGACTCCGTATCAATCTAAAACTGCGGAACAACGGGCCGGAACGCTGGAAGCCGACGACGAAATCGAAGGCGTTGAAGCGGTCGCGAACCTTCGCGAGGTAATGTGCGCGCAATTCATTACAACCGGCGTTATTCCGATTGTCGGGCTGGGCGTAAACCGTGTCGTCGATTACATGCTGCCTAACAGAAAGGCATTAACGCTCACAGACCGCTGGGGGCAGCCAAACGTTGACCCTATCGAAGACATGAAAAGGTGGGTGGCAGAACTAGAGGACTTAGGTTACACGGTAACAGAAGCCATTGTGTCGCCCGAAGTCTGGAACGTAATGCTCCGGTTCCAATGGCTGCGCGAGCTGCTGGACATCCGTCGCATTGAAATGGGACTTGTTCAGCCCGCTCAGCCCGCCGCCGAATACGGCCAATACCGGTACATGGCGACGTTGCGCGATCCGTATCTGGATATTTATACCCAGCGTTCGATGTACGGGCCAAAGAGCGCCAGAAAGCGCCATTTGCCGGCCAACATGATTGTTCTGATGACCGCCGAAGGCCGTCAAAACAAGATGGTATTCGGCGCGTATGACTTCATGGTTAACGGACAGTTCCGCACGATCAGCGGCGAGTTTATCCGCGAAGACTTCCACGACGACCGGGCCGCAAAGAAAGAGGTCGTTTTTACGTCCCGCGCAATGCCCATGCCTGAAAACGTCGAGTCGTGGCTCGTGGCAAGCGTCATTTAAGGAGGCAAAATGAGTAATTACATTCCCGTATGGGAAATCACATTCAACAAAAAATCATACAAGCCCTCCGCCGATCCGGATGAGCAGGATATCATAATAGGTCTACCGGACGACGAGGCGGAAAAGCTGCTGGAGCTCGGCGCAATTAAAAAGGTGCCGGGCGGGAAACGCGTGGATACTCCGAGCGGCGAGGACAAGCCGCTTGACCGGATGAACAAGGCGGAACTGCTCGCCAAGGCGCAGGAGATGGGCGTCGACGCCAACGAAGCCATGACGAACCGCGAAATCGTATCTGCGATAGAGGCCAAGGCGCAGGAGTAATGGCGCTTAAGGACATGATTAAAAAACACATTGATATGGTGTTTTTTAACGAAGGCCATTTTGCAGATACTATGAAAGTTGACGGGCGCGATATTTTGGTCGTGTGCGACAATGACGCATTAACAAAAAACACCGACTTGTCGCTGCTTGCCGAAACACCGCTCGAATGCAACATATTCGTTAAAGCCAAAGACATGGCGAGACTCCCGCTTGCGAACCAAGAAATGAATATCAATGGCCGCAAATGGTACGTCGTTAAGGCGTGGAACAACATAGGGATTTATCAGATATTATTACATCAAAATACTATCTACAACAGGCAGGATATGAACTGACGTGATTGACCTGACCGTTCAGCTCGACCCGCGACAGATGGCCGACATAAACAAACGCTGTGACGGGATGATAAGTACCGCAAAGCGTGACGCTGCCATTAAGCGAGCGGCAAAGCGAGCGGCAGACGTGGCGAAAACGGAAACAAAGCGTCAATTGACAGCGCTGTATACCCTGCCAGCGGGGAAAATCGCTTCGACAATCAGTTCCCGCGCGAATGTAGGCGCGGGCGCAACCATGAAGATATCCTCGGGTGTCCATTCTCTGCCGGATTTTAAAGGCGTCAAACCAAAAGCGCCGCCAGCGCCTTTGCCGCCGTTAGAGACTGGGCAAAAGCGGAAAAAACGAAGAGTACAAACGGTATTCGCGATTGTAAAAAAGGGCGGCGGCGGCGAACTAAAGCGGGCATTCCCAGCGAAGATGAAGACCGGGCATATTGGGATATTCGAGCGCAAGGGAAAATCAAGGAATCCAATTGGTGAAAAATTCGGGCCGGCAACGACAGGGATGGTCAAAGCAAACCCCGACGTTAACGAGCCAGTTTTAAAAACGGCAATGGAATCATTCAGCAAGCGCGCGGAACATGAAATAAGCCGTATTCTCGAAGGGAAATAATGTCAGGTTCGGGATTTGCAAAAGTATTGTTTGACCCTACTCCCGCCGGGGGACTTGTCGACCGCCTAGTTAAACGAGTTGACAGACTGTTAAAGCCGTCATTCTGGCAATGGAACGAGTTTGCAGAGGAACCGGGTGAAGAATACGCAACCGACCCACATGTGTTCGCACAATTTTTGCCGATAGATCGCACGGCAGAAAGAACCGGGGAACCTGACGAATCGGGAAGGCCGACGGACGCAGGGCGCGACGCAAACAAAGACCGCCCGGTTGTGCGAATATTCCATGACGGCGGCAAGATGTTAGATTTTCAAAAGACAATCGTAACAGTCACGATGGTATTTGAGGGATGGTACGACGAGCCAGACAACCAGGGATGGCGCATACCATTAATGATGATGTGGCAGGTCGCCGCAGATTTATGCAAGACGCATAAAGAGGGAACGTATCGCATCGAAACGCACGGGACGACGCCGTGGCTCCAATGGACTGTCGGCGACGAGGATACGAAACCTTATTGGAGGGTATCATTGGAAACGGTTTGGGTGGGTTCGCCTCCAGCAGAATTTGACATGATACGGGCGGGCGCCGAGACCGATAGCCGATTAATTGAAGTAAATAGAATGGAGGCAGATTAATGGCATATATGCATGGGGTGTATCAGTATGAATCTGATACGCCCATATTGCGGCCTCGCGAAGCAGAGAGCGCAATGCCGGTTTATGTGGGGACGTTCCCGATTTATCGGCTTGAGGATCCGGCGCAGGCTGTAAACAAGGTTTTCCTGTGGAATAGTTATGCCGAAGCAGTAGCCGATATGGGCATGGCTGAACCGAACTTGTGGGCCGATATGCCGGGAGCGGCCTTTATCGACTCGCAACTACGCGTTCACAGCATTGTTCCTGCTGCCGGGATATGCACGTGGGATACGGTCGTTTCCGGGGCGGTTAGCGTCGCAAGCGTTGCGATAAACTTCGTAAACGGCGTCGCGACTATAAACGAACCGATGGCGATGATATCAACGGTTCAGGTCGCCACGCCCGCTGGCTGTGTGCGCGACAAAGATTACGCGTTGCGGTATAGCGGGAATACGTTGCAGCTCGTTCGAATTGACGGCAGCGCGATACTCACGCCGTCGACATTGAGCGTAACGGTGACGTATAAAAAAGCAGTCATTCCCACTGCCACGGCAAAAAAAGCCGCTATAATTGGCGGCGTCGACCCAGCGACCAATAAGCGCAAAGGAATTGAATTAATCGAAGAAGTATGGCTCCGTTACCAAAAGGTGCCGGGGTTCGTGCTGGCCGAGAACTCGACCGACCCGGAGATATACACCGCGCTGGTTGCCAAAGCACACAATATCAATGGCGGAAACTTTGAGGCTATCGCGCTTGTAGACCTTCCGTCTGACAGCGTCGCGAATTACCGCAACGTGCCTGAATGGAAGAACAAAAACGGGTTTAACGACGCGTTTGCGTTCGGCCATTGGCCGTTTGTCGGTTTGGGCGAGCGTATTTATCCTCTGTCAATGAGAGCGGCGGGAAAATACGGCGAGGTCGACGCGGACAACAACGGGCGTCCGTACGTCCAGATATCAAACAAGACGCTGAACATAACTAAGATGTGCAAGCCTGACGGGACGGAACTGCCGCTGCTCTCGCAGCCGCAAGCAAACTACCTGAACGAAAACGGCATAGGCACGGTAATCAACGACGGCGGCTGGCGTTTCTGGGACACTGAAACGCTGGCATTCCCCGATTCGGGCGACATTAAAGACACAGACAGAGCCGTCAGGCGTATGTTCGTGTGGGCAAAGAACACCGTCAACCTGACGATTAAAAATCGCGTAGACGAGCCGATTACAAAGCTGCTTGTCGATTCGGTCAAACATACAGTTCAGGGCTGGCTTGACAGCCTGTGGGCTGAAAACGTGATTCTTGGGGCGCGCATTGAATTTTTGCGGGCAGACAACGAAAGGGGTAATATTCTTTCAGGCAAGCTCTATTTCCGCATATTCTTTACGCCGCCGCCGACTGGACGAGCATTGATATTCAACTGGCAATACGACCCGGATTATCTGGATAATCTGTGGGTAGCATAAGGAGGCTCAATTATGCCAAGGCGTGGAATAGCTGTACAAATTGACAAGTTTGACGTTGCCGACCTCGGTAACGCACTCAGGCTTGACGGCGTGGGCGTTGTGCAATTGCCTACAGATACGAACCTGACGAACACAACCAAAGTCACGGGGCTTTGGGGAGAAATTGAAGTTCCGGCGCGCGGGATGAAGGCGGCGCAGCAAGCGACATACAATATCCCGCAGATATACGGGCCGCTGGTATCACGCATTATGACCGGCAAATGTTACACGTTTACAATCCGCGGCTCGATGACGGTTGTCGACAAAGACACAAAAGAAAACGTGGATGTACCGGTACGTTACGACATAACCGGGCCGTTCAGCCAAAAGAACCCCGGCAAAATCGAACAGGCCGGGACTGGCGACGGCGACATGATTCAACAGGTCTGGGCGTTTGCATGGTGGATTGACGGCGACGAAGTCCGCGCATGGGATGTCATAAAGGGGATAGACCGTGTTGGCGGCATAGACCAAAACGCGGACATTTTAAGAAACATAATGATGTAAAGTGTTTCACGTGAAACATTATTAGAGAGGATTTATGGCTAAGATATTTTCAGGCACAGTAACAGTAAAACTGGAACAGTCGTTCGCATGGGAAGACAATCCAAGCGTGTCGGAAATCGCGCTGAACTTCGGCAAGATGAACGGCAAGATTGCGACTGAAGCCGAACGCGCGGTAAACGTAACAGGTAACTTCTCGTTTGTGCCGGCGCTTAACGCGGATTACTGCAAGCATGTGGCTGCCGCGATATCCGGTATGCCTGTGCGCGTGTTCGATAAAATGCCGTACGCCGACTTCGACGTTATAAGGCAGACAGTCGGCGCGTTCATTGGCGGCAGAAACCCACAGAGGTTTTACGACCAGTTTATGGCGGGCGACGACGAGGATGAAGACGATTACGGCGCGCCGGCCGCAAAGGAAAACGAGGATTTTACAAATCCGGCGTAAAAGCCGGTGACAGCACATGGAACCCATTTGAGTACGCGGCTCCACTGGAAATTATCCGGTGGCTTGTCGCGTCTCTTGCAATAGGGGCTTATCAACCCTTCGACACGCTGTTGGAAATGCCATTGTCAGAACTGGCGGAATACAACAGAGTCATTATTGCTATAAACAAGCATATAATAGAACAGGCGGAGGCTAAATAGTGGCCGGCAAAAAAACCGTCTGGGATCTCCTGCTCCAGATAGGCGGCAAGGACGCGGGCGTCAGCAAGGCGTTTAAAAACGTCCAAAATCAAATCAAGGAAACGCAGAGAGCCACGAAGCAGTTCGGCAGCGACATGAAGGCGTTTGCCTCAAGCGCGGCAAAATTGGCGTTGGGCGCTGCCGGGGCGTTTACGGCGATAACGGCGGGCGTCCTCAAAGGCGTTGACGATGTCGCCATGCGGGGCGAGCATATCGCAAAGTTCGCGCGCGAAGTCGGGATAGGCGCGGAGGCGTACCAAGAACTGTCATACGCAATGCGTCAAAGCGGGCTTAGCGCGGAAGACTTTGACGCAGCGCTGTTAAAATACAATTTGACGGTTAAACAGGGGGCGGCCGGGAATAAGGCCGCCGCTGAACAGCTTGCGAAGGTCGGCCTGTCGGCTGAAAAGCTGTCAAAGCTTACGCCGGAAAAAGCGCTCGAACGGCTGTCGGATTATTTTAAGTCTTTACCGTCAGACGCAGAGCGAACGCGCGTGGCTGTATCGCTGTTCGGCAAGACTGCCGGGCCGAAAATGTTGCTTGCAATGAAAGACGGTTCGGCGGGGCTACAGCTTCTCCGGGATGAAGCCCGCAAAACGGGCAATGTCATTGAGCAAGCGGCGCTTGACCAGGCAGAGGCTTACGCCGCGACAAAATTGCGGATGAAGGAAACGTTTGAGGGCGCAAAAACACAGTTTTTCATAGGCTCAATTGAAGCGGTAACAAAGGCATTCGGCCTGATGGGCGACGAGACCGCCTTATTGATGCCAAGAATCCGCGAGTTGGGTGATCGGTTCGGGCAATGGCTCGGCGATATGGTACAAAGGCTGCCGGGCATAATCAAGCAAGTGAAGGAATTCGCTGCGACCGTCAGAGAAAACGTCGACCGTGTTGTCGAAATGGCTGGCGGCTGGGAAAATGTGGCAAAGATACTTGCGGCGCTCATTGTCGCCCCGACGGCAATTAAGGGGCTGCGGGTTATATTCAGCCTTGCAAGGGTGATACAGACGGCGCTTGCTGTTCTGCCGGGCTTGTTTACCGCCATCGGGGCGACGGGGGCGGGCGGGCTGGGCGCTGTTGTAGCTGCCGCCGCGCCGGTTATTGCGGTAATTGCCGGTATAGCTGCGGTGATTTACGTAATAGCGACGCGCTGGGATTATTTCAAAGCTAAAGGCATTGAGGCGTTTGAAAAAATCAAATCTGCCGTTCAGCCTATATTCGACACGATAACCAAATACTGGGAACAGCACGGCGCAACGGTGATGAAGGTGCTGGACAATCTGGCGTCGTTTTTGACATCTGTTATCGGATTCGCGATTGATTATGTGGTCGCATTGATAACGAACGGGATAACCGTTGCGATTGGCGTATTTAACACGATGAAAGGCGTGGTCAGCCTGATATTCGATTTTATGGTGACGACCGTGAAGTTCTTTGTTGCTCTGTTCACTGGCGACTTTTCTGGCGCGTCCGAAATCGTCATGGGTTTTATATCGCGGCTGGGCGGCCACTTCGACGAGATATTCGCAGGCATAGGCGAGGTCATAGGCGGGTTCGTGCAGTTCTGGAAGGATATTTTTCAGGCAGCGTATAGCCTAATATTTGACACGTTAACCATGCTGGGCGAAAGCTGGGGCGAGACGTGGAATAACGCCCGCGACACATTTGTGAAAATCGTCGACGCTATTAAGGCTGCCATACAGGGAATTTTGGACAAGGTAAAATCCGTAATTGGGGCTGTACCGGGCATATGGGATTCCGCGTTTAGCAAAGTTAAGGAAATAGTCTCATCGGCGATAGATTTCATAATGGGGCCCATAAACAAGGTGAAAGACGCGATTGCCGGAATCGTTGGAAGCAACAAACAGATGGCGGCGTCAGTGGCACAGTATTCAGGCGTTAATATACCTGTTACGGCGTCAGGCGGCATATTTAAGCGCCCGCAAGTGCGAATGATAGCGGAAGCTGGCGGCGAGGGCGTAATTCCGTATACGCGGCCAGAGGGCTACGGGCTGTGGGCTGAGGTTGGCAAGCTGGGCGGGTATTTCTCAAAGCTAAAAGGCGGCGAGGGCGGCCAGCCGGGCGAACCGGGGTTGCCTGGTATGCCGGGGCGCCCGTTTGAAGTGCCGGATATAATAACGGGCGGAGGCATGACGCGCGGCGGCGATACCATTAATTTTAGCGGGGCCCCGGTAAATATAAACTTAAACGGGCGTGCCGACGATGGGACGATAAGCCGCATACGGGAAGCAGTGAGGCAAGGGCAGCAAGAATTTGCTGACTGGCTCGAATCGCGTGAGCAACAACAAAGGCGGGTGTCGTTTACATGATGTCTTATAGCACAATCCAAGGCGACGTATACGACCTTATCAGCTATAAAGTGTATGGCGACGAGGGATTTCTCAACGAAATAGCCGCGGCAAACCCCGCGCATATGGAGACGGTTATGTTTAACAGCGGAGTCGTATTAGTGATTCCCGACAAGCCGGAAACCCCGCCGCCATCAAGAGCGACAACGCCGCCTTGGAGGCTGTGATATGGCCGATTTATCAGCCCCGCGTTACTGTGAGATAATTGTCGAGTACGACGGTAAAGATATTACGGAATTCATATCTCAATATCTTCTTGATTTTACATTTAATGACAAGGCGTCTGGTGAGGCAAAGGACGTCGACTTGTTATTTTATGACCGCGATAGTTTCTGGATTACGGACGGTTATCCGAAGGTTCGGAAGAAAGACGATGGCGTATCATCGCGCAGCGAGGGCGGTGGCGGCAAAAAAAGTGCGTCAAAGGACGACCTGAATTTCAACTGGGACGATATATTGGATGGACTGACGGACGATGGCGACAATTAGAGACGAATTTTCCGACATTTTAATAGACAAGCCCGCGCCGAGGAAAAAGGGCAAATCCAATGCGCCCGCGCAGAACCAGGCAGTTAAAGGCACAGTTCTGCGTATAAAAATCCGCACATATAACTGGGAGAGTCAGGGCGATTTTGACGAACTGGATTGCGGCGCGTTTGAGATAGACGACTGCGAATATTCGCTGCCGGAGAAGCATTTTTCAATCAAGGCAGTATCAACACCGATTCAATCGTCCTTGCGGCGTGAAGAAAAAACCCGCGCGTGGGAAGACGTGACGTTATATAAAATCGCGCAGGACATAGCTGACGGCGCCGGGGTGGAGTTGTTTTACGACGTGCCGGAGGAAATACGCCTTGACCGGGTTGAGCAGTGGCAAAAATCCGACTTGGCGTTTCTTAACACATTGGCGAGAAAATACAACGTCGCCGTGATGGTCGACAACAAAAAAATCGTAATGTTTGACGAACATGAATATGAGCAGCGCGAGCCTGTGGACAGTTACGACGCACGCGAAATTATTTATGACAGTCAGGGCAATGCAGTGAACCCGGGCGGGCGAATAATTAACATGAAGTTTAAGCAGGATACGTCCGATACCGCAAGCGCGGCGTTCAGTGCGTACAAAGACCCCAAATCGGGACTGCTGGTGCAATACGAATTTGAGCCGCCAAACGCCCCGGCAACGGGACAACGGCTTCGGATAAATGACCGCCCGGGCGATCTTCGCGGGGACTTATACAGAAATACGCTGACGGGAGAATCAGGTGGCGCTTGACGAGGGCAGGACATTTAAGCCGACGCCGTCAACGGTCGATAAGTTTAACGATATACGCGCCGATGTAAAGCCGACGGCGGCAACGAAACGCCGCGCAGCCGCGGGTGTGCGCGATAAAAACAAATGGGAATGGACTCTGGCATTTGAATTCGTCGGCAATACGCGGCTCATGGCCGGCGTTTGTTTTAATGTTACCGGCTGCGGAGTGTACGATGGGAAATATTACATAGACGAAATAACTCATAAAAAGCCGGGCGGCGGAGCTTATACGTCGTCAGGCAAAGCACACCGCGTCTTGGAAGGGTATTAGATGGACGACGCAAGGGGCATAACCCATGATGGGCAAGTCACGGATGTAAACCACGAGACGCAAGCCGTCAAAGTGGCATATGACGATATGCCAGGATATTCATCTGGCTGGCTGCAAGTCATGTTCCCGACAACAGGCAAATGGATAATGACGTCGTTGCCGCGTAAAGGCGATCAAGTCAAAGTCCTTCACAATCCGAATGGGCGCGAAGAAGGCTTTGTCATCGGAGCACCGTTTACAGCGGGGCGTTTGCCGCAGGGTTCCGAAGACGGCGTATTGCAAATGTACAGCGACGATGGAAATAACTTCATCCGGTTCGACGCGGCTGGCGGGACAATGCAAATAAGTATCGCGGACGGTGCCCTATTTACGTTTGGTGGCAATTTGAAAATAAAATGTGGTTCAGTAGACATAAACGCGACTGGCGTGATAAAATTAAGCGGAAGCGTAGAAATAGACGGTGATATCAAGCACACCGGCGACATGCAAACGTCTGGAGTGCATACTGATAGAAACGGCGTACATCGTAATGGCTAGGGTTGCTATATTAGGTGCGATAACATCAGTTGTAGATACCATAACGGCATTGGCGAGGCCGCGTTTGGGAAATTTCGGCGGCCTTATTTGCGAAGTAAATCCGCGCCGCGTTGCAGGGTACTCCGAACGCAAGTCCACGACGTCCGGGCGGTGGGCTGACAATGAAGTCATCAAAGGCAAGCCGGTTAAGGAATTCAACGGCCCTGCGCTCAGGGGCGAAGAGTTCACATTTATATTTGACAGCGCGCTCGGGACAGACCCTGCGGCTGACTTTGCCCTGATTGACGCATACGCTCAGGAGGGGCGGCATTTTCCATTTGTGTGGGGCGGCGTTCCATATCGTAACCGTGAATGGGTAATTTTGGAAGCCGAAGCCGAACATACTGAATACGAACCCGGCACTGGAATTACAACGCGCATGGAGGTCACTGTGACGCTCGGAGAGTATAACTGATGGCGTATGACGTTAAGGTTATGCCGTTTGACTATGATTACAACGCCCGCGGCGTGGTGGAAGTCTTACAGAACGTGCGGACGTTGTTTATGACGCGTGCCGGAACGTGCCCGCTCGACCGCGAGCTTGGCATAGATTTATCCTTAATAGACGATCCAATGCCTACAGCACGCGCAAAATTGCAAGTGGAGATGATACAGAAATTAAAGCGGTATGAGCCGCGCGCGCGAATATCTAAATTCGGTGTGGATTCGCGGGTATTAGACGGCCATTTGCTATTGACGGTTGCAATACAGGTAAATATCGGGGAGGGGTGGCTATAAGTGGCTAACGCACTGCCGGACGTAATATTTGCGGACAGCAACCCGCGCGCGATAGCAGACCGTTTTCAGGCGCTATACGAGACATTGCGGCGAACTATAGAGCCTGATTTCAGCCTTGGCGCGTCTTCCGGCGAGCGAATGGTACAGCTTACCGAATCGGCGGTGCTGGCTCAAGCGTATACCCTGCTAAATGACACTGGCAGGGGTAATCTGCTGTATTACGCGCGCGGCGAACAGCTTGACCACCTGGGCGCATTTCTCGGCGAGCGTGGAAAACGGCTCGGGCCGACGACGGCGCACACGACGCTTGAGTATACGTTATCGACGCCGCTGTCCGTCATAACCACGCTTCCCGCAGGGCTAAAAGTCACACCTAATAATCAGGTGTTTTTTGCGACAGAAACCCCGCTTGAAATTCCGGCGGGCGATACATCCGGGCAAGTGCGGGCAGTCGCAACGGTGGAAGGGCGTGGCGCTAATGGGTTCTCGGTAGGTACGATCCGAAACATGGTTGACATCCCGCCGTTTGTGTCTTCGGTGGCAAATGTCACGGTAAGCGACGGCGGCGCGGACTGGGAAGAGGACGGCGAGGTCGGCAACCTGTCGCCTGAAAACGGATATCGCGGGCGGCTGTACATGCTGATTGAATCGTACTCCGTTGCCGGCCCGGACGGAGCTTACGAATTCTGGGCACGTTCTGTTTCAGCGGACGTCGCGGACGCCAGGGCGTGGATGCCTCCGTTAGACCTGACGGCGTTCATTGGATGGATTACGTCAGAGTTCGGGGTAACAAAAACGCCCGAAGAAGCAGCCGAACTGTGGGAGTCGCTAAATACAGTATTTCGCACATCGGGAACCGGCCCCGGCAACGTCAACATTGCCGTCCTCATGCGCGGCGGCGAACCGGCGTCGTCCGAAGTTCTACAGGATGTCATGGACATTCTGGATGATAAGGTTCCGCTGACGGATTACAGACATCCGGTTGCCCCGACCATTGTCAATTATGACATAATTTTCCAATATTGGATTAACCGAAGCGACGCAATGCGTTCGCCTCAGATACAGACGGCGGTAAATCAGGCGGTCGACGATTATGCACTGTGGCAAGCATCCGTTATAGGGCGCGACATCGCGCCGCTGAATCTATGGTCACGCGTACAACAGGCGGGCGCAAAGCGCGTAGTCATAACCGCTCCGTTGTTCATGCCGCTGAAAGCGTGGGAACTCGCGAAGCCTGGTACGCGGACGGTGACGTATATGGGGCTTGAGGACGATTAATGATTGATTTATCGCACATTTCAATACTGGACATCATGCCGCAGAATCTCTCGCGCGATCCTAATGTTCGTATGATGGCGGAACCGTTCGACGTGGAGTTGCGAAAATTTATCGCACTCATTCCGGACGTCGCCATAATGAAACGCCTTGAATTGCGCGAAATCGTTGATAACGCACTACTGGATATGCTCGCGTGGCAATGGCACGTCGATTTTTACGACATTGGATGGCCGGTTGCGATGAAGCAAGAGGCGATCTTCCACTCGCGGGACTGGCATAGCCGAAAAGGAACGAAACAGGCGGTCGAAGAGGTCATCGAACTGGTTACAGGAGGCGTACACGGCGAAATTATAGAGTGGTTTGAAGATGTACCGTTGCCGCCGTCGTTATCGCAGTTTCAAACGGAGCCGGGCGTACGCTTGGCATATACATTTTATGTAAATTTTTATAGCGAAATACCGTCAGGCTGTATAGCTGACCTGCTGGCCGCGGTTATGTCGACAAAAAACACCCGTTCTTGGATGGAATTTATTAATATAATTATAACTTTGCCGGTCACGGTGTATTACCATGCGGCGGGAATTGTTACAACAGTAACGGAAATTATAAAGGCGAAAGCAACAGCGGCGGCGAGTGTAGACATATTTGCAGGGGTATATCCGAAATTAACGGGAACGATGAAATTTAAGGTGGTATAAGATGGCGCAATTTCGCTCCGCTATGACCGCGTGGGGCACCGCCCTAATCGCTGGCACTCCGACCGGCGGAACAATTACATTTTCAGCAATTGCAATCGGAGACGGATACCTGCCGTCAGATTTGTCTACAGTGACGACGCTTGGTAACGAGCAAGCGCGTTATGCGCTTACAAGCAGCGACATCGGCAGGGATGGAAATGACGTCTGGGCGCGGGCGGCTGTAAACCCGGTAGCCGCGCCGTATGGTTATTTTTTGCGTGAAATGGCGCTATATGCAATTGACCCGGCATACCCGACGAACCCTGCACAAGCGAAAATATACGCCGTTTGCTGTGTTGAGGACGACGACGGCTCAGGCCGTGATTATTACATGGTAGTGCCCGGATCGTCGCAACCGCTGTTTTTAGATATGTACGCGCAGATACATACGATAATATCCGCGAATGTTAACATATCCGTTATAAACGTATTGCCGCCAGGGGACGTATACGACCTAATAAACGACATTTATGTGCAGTTGACAGATATACGAAATATCGCGCTGCATGGCGGGTTTTATGGATATTGCACAACGGCGCTGGCGACATCCGCGAAGACGGTTGCAATTCCAAATTTCTTACTGAAGGCCGGTATAACCAAAATTACAATCAGGTTTCGGTACGGGATTGCGTTCCGCGATACCGCGCTGACGTTAAATGTATCAGGTTCGGGAGCAATCCCGATACAATCGCTAAACGCGCTGTATGAGGGGCCGTTGCCCGCATACACAATTGTTACGATGGTTTACGTTGACGGGGTATGGCGCATAACGTCAATTGACGGCGATTACAACCGAAATTCATATACGTCGCTCGCGAACATTGGCTTGTCGGAAACTACGATGAGCACAACGGACGTCAACAGTAATATCAATACGATTATAAGCTCAATGCGCGACTTGGAGATAATCACTCTTGGCTTGTCGGTGGGCAGCATTTTGTGGGAATCGGTAATGCGCTCGCTTGGTTACGATCCTTCAACCAACACGTCGACGTTCCGGCTTACGATGCACCGCCTAAGCGCAACATATGTCCATATTTGGGCAATATTTACAAGCGGAACAACGTGGCTCGGACTGTACAGGACGGCTATCGTTGATTGGAAACGCTTAACTGATACAACCAATTATCGGGCCTTATATACGTCGCCCGCGGGATTAGGGATTAGCAATTCCGAGTTTTCACCTTCCGACGCGGCGGCCAATATATATAAAGTGCTTGACGCGCTTGGCGCATTTGAAAGCATTAATTACGGTACCACGTTAGGGAGTAACCCAAACTGGTGGCAGTCGTTACACGATTGGCTTGACCTTCCAGCAAGTTATACACAGGGTTTACGCACAACCATCCAAAAATCGAGTACAAACGAGACGATTGCTTTCATTACCGTCAGTGACAGGTGGGGCAATCAGTGGATGTCAACGGTAATAGACGGCATTGTCGGTGAACCGTCACTACTGCCTGACGCGCGTAACCTGCGATTTACTATGCGCAGCCTGCAAGTTTGGGGGCTTTCAGACGCAGATATGTCGCCTACAGATATGGCGGCAAACGTTTATATGATCGTGCAACGTATAGCAAAAGGCGGGGATAGTTTTAATGTTCGGCTGCAAAAATCGCTCATTACCGGCAGCCCTCCGGCTGAAACTTCTGAATGGCCAAACCTTCACGCGGCATTTATGGCGTGGATGGCAGCGTCGTTCGACGATTTCGCGTCGTGGGCGTCTCCATATGTCGGAGACTTGACCGACGTACATATGCAAGTCGACGCTATGAAGGGGCCATCGTCGCACAACGTTCAGATGCGGTTTTACCCTAATCAGCCAACTGGCAGGACGGCAGTCGAGTATATAGCGGCGACGTATGACAGCGCACTGAAAACGCCGTGGCCGGTTATAAATTCGAACGACATTCTGGATTACAGCAAGGGAAATTTCACAGTCACATTCCAGAGCCTGTCTTTCAACGGGACGCATGTAAAGCCAGGGCGCTTCGACATTGCCGCGGTAGGAAAAGGTATAGCGACGAACGGATATGTAGCCGTGGCGGCATCGTCGTTTAACGCGGGAAATGTAATCGCGGGGCTGCCAGGCAGCGGACTATCGGCATTAACGATAACGGCGGACGGCATACCATTACCCGACCGCTCCGTGCTGCTTTTCAGGCATACCCCGGGTGGCGTTGGCGGAGCCGGAACGCTTTATTATTTCACAGATGCAGGAAACACGCGGGGGGCGTTGCGCCCGAATGACGTTATATTACTGTCGCGGTACTCGACCTACGTAAAAATTGCGGGCGGCGATCAGATAACGACGACATCGGCAATCGAGTCTGGTAAGTTTATTGATAATGCGAAGCGTTACACGCGGCAGACGTTCTCGTCATTTGCAGAGATGCCGGGAGGACTGTCCGACACCGATATGTCGCCGACAGATGTCAACGCGAATCTTGCCACATTAACGGCGGCAATGGCCGCGATGGAATATCTTGACATTTTATGTACGCCGACGACAAACGCAAATCTGCGGTCGTCGATACAGGCGTCCATTGGCACATCAATAACGACGAGCTTGCGGTTAATCATTCGCCGGGCGTCTACGGCAACGCAGATAACGCCAATCGAGGTAGTTTACCTAAACGGGACAACATACCGTGCGTCATTCGGAACTATAATCAGCGCGTGGACACTCGCTTCGGGGGCGATGGTTAAGCCGACGATATGGGCCGGCCTTGGCGGGACAACCGGGACAAACCTGAACATTACTACTGGACTGAGCAAAACAACGGTCGCCGACGGCGACACATTCGCATTTTACGCATTAGGTACAGCCACGCGCACGACCATGACGGTAGATGGGATTGGATCAGGCGCTTATTATAGCAACAACGCGCCGGGAAACATCGACGACGGAATGCATACTGTCAGGTATCGCGCCGGCATTTATTACGAGGTCTGAGGAGGTCGAATATGAACGGCATAACAATTATTGGCAGGGAGCGTATTGTTGATCCGACTGCGCCTGGCGGCAATAAAGAAGTGGTTACGTACAGCGTAAATAATCCCGCGCTGATAGGCAATGACGAAACCGACAGCGCCATTTTACAGGCATTTCCGAATACAGCCGACGGTAGCTTTGCCCTGTTTTTTCCAACTGGTATATGCAGAAATCTAATAGACGGCGTTTGGTTATAAGGGGGTTATTATATGGCAGGTTTTTCACCGTCAACATATGCGGCGCTCGTCGGCCTACTGAAAGACACACTCTCCGGGATAGGCGCAATACAAGGTGAGCCTGGACGCAGCCCGGAATTTCGTCAGACTACAACCCATATTCAATGGCGATATGTGGGCGACACAGCGTGGCTTAACCTTGTGCCATTAAACGCGCTGTTAGGCCCGCAAGGAGAATCGCCACAGTTCCGTATGAACGGAAATTGGCTGCAATACCGCTTTACCACGCAGCCGCCGACTGCTTGGACAGACATACATAATTTTCCAAGTATTGGCGCGTCAAACGATTTCGCAAACGCCATAAAAAAAGAAGTATCAGGCAACCCGATAAGACTGGATGACGTACAGCCGAACACGACGCTTACAACGATGGTGGTTAATGGGTTGACGACTCAAATTGGCACGGGCGTGAAAAGCCCGGATAATCCGTTTGAGTTGGTCGGGGCAAATGCTTCTATTTTACATGTTACGGGTCGTAATCTGATATCATTGGGAAATATATCTAAATACAGGTATGAAAATGGGACTTTAAACACACAAAACGACAAGATAATTGGGAAGGATTTTGAGTGGTATATACGTTTTGACGACACTAAAGCTATACCGGGGCAAACATATATTTTCAGTTGCGCTAACGTTATTACTACGGCTCCAAATTTAGGGAGCGTAAGGTTTAACGATTATGAAACTTCTGACTATACAACTTCTGTAACATTAAATTCACAGTTCAAGGCGATTTTACAAGTTCCAAGCCAATACAAAAATCCGGTATTGATGTATTATCGTGGCGGTGTGGGTGGAATACCATATGATTTCGAACTGTATAAACCGCAGCTCGAAATTGGAAACGCTTCAAATCCTTACAAAACATTTATAGGCGAATCATACCCTATAAATCTAACAGAGCCGCTGTACAGTCTGCCTAACGGCGTGCGGGATACGTTCGCTGTGGTGACGGGGGTATTAATGCGGAGCATCGGGGTTAAAGTGTTTGATGGCACAGAATATATATCACAAAACACGCCAAATAATTACCATATATTTTACTATAGCTTACCTAATATCAAGTTCCTTAACAGTGTTCTAACAAGCGGAAACAGTTCACATTTTAACAACACGACTAATCTGACTGTCGCTGGGAATATGACATTGGGATATTTTTCACGGTCTGTATTTTTTGTTTTCGCTCAAGAAACAAATCCCGGTGAGGTAAAGGGATGGTTCAAGTCGCAATATGACGATGGGAACCCGGTTACGATTGTATATGAACTTGAATCTCCACAAGTTATTAATTTAACGCCACTCATAATCCCGGCTTATGCGCCGACAACAATTGCGCAAATTGACCAATCCGACATGAGCCTGATTTATAACCGCGACTTGGAGATAATTATTAATAAACTTATGTATGCAATAACACAATTAGGGGGTACAGTGGATGTCTGACTTTAACGTAAAAGACTTCATTGCGGAAAACTTGGCGCGCGGAATAGAGGACGGCACATTTACACAGGCACAAGCCAATATGCTGGCGGTGAATTATTACAGCCGCGGAGCGCTCAACGACGCAGATTTGCAGCAGATTGACGAGGCCGGCAAAGCTATTGTTGCGGAGCGGGCGCAACGAATTGCGATGCAAGCGCAAGCGGATGAGCAGTCGCGCATACGCGACGCAGATATGGCCAACGTGAACCCCGATCTTGAGCAGGGTATTGAACTTAACGGACACAGGCCGGGAGTGCTCGAAAATAAAATCGATTAAGGGGTAATAATGGCAAGTTTTTCATTGGGGCTGCCGCTTACGCAATGGGGGCGCGCGCTTGAAGCCCGTCTAAAGGCCTCCGGCGAGCCGTTTCAGCCGGTGGCGTTCGCGCTTGGAGATGGCAATCCGCCGCTAAACCCGGATATTGTGACGGGCGTTGTCAGCGAGCGTTTACGCATTATGGATATCACGGCCTCGTTTCTCACGCCCGATATTGCACTATTCGAGTTCGATTTTTCGTCAGGCCCGACAAACATGTTCGACGGGATAATGGAACTTGGTAATATATCGCAGACAACCGGGCAAAATACCGCGTCAACAACAGGCATACGCAGCAAAAACTACACAGGCGTGCTGGGAAATACGCAGTATACCGTCGTGCGCGATAGCAACCCGGCAACAATATTCTCGGCGCGTTGGCATTTTTACGACGATGTGTACGCATTCATAGGCATATATTCCGGACGGACTGCCATAACGCCGCCAAACTGTCGATATGCAAGGTTCTATGTGTCGTCTTTCACGGACACGACGGCGGCATTCCAGATTATAAAAGGCACTGGCGCAGCCTTAACCGGTTTCCAGTTCCGCGAACTCGCGTTTATGGTCAAAGACACGGACGATGGCCCGGACATCTGCTACGCATACGGACACGCAGGAGTAGGCGACACTATACCGCCGAACAACTCTGCGACGTGGATTCACAGGATAGAGCGCGTCCCGATCCGCGTTGCGAATGCAGATAATATCATCGTCAGCGTTTCAATCGTTAGCGCGGTGGCTAATCTCGGTATGCCGGTAAGCGGCGCGGGCATATACTCGCATAAATCCGGAATTACGTCGTGGCTAAGACGGCTTAAGCCAGGCGTTGGCATTACCATAACCGAAGTAGGCGACACGGTCGTAATCGACTGTGGTACAATTACCCGGAAGCTGGACGTCTACACGACCACTGCGAGCCAACAGAATTTCACGCTGGCGAACTGCTCAGCGACCGGCATGTTAACCGTTTATATTGAGGGCGTCGCGTCGTTTGATTGGTCTATTGTCAGCGGGCAAGTGCGGCTGGACGCCCCGCTTCCGGCTGGGAGGAGCGTATGGATACAGGAAATCAGGATGGAAGGGGCGTGATATGAGTGAACCGTGGTGTTAAGCAAGCTGTATATTTTGACATACTGATAGAGGATTTGACGCTCAACGTACCCGCCGAATTTCCGACAATACAAGCCGCACTAGATAGTCTCAACTGTACATTTATACCGCCCGGCATTACGGTTACAATCAAAGTCGCTGCCGGCAAAATTACGCAGACTCAGGCGATATTCGCAACCCACGACAACGGCGACCGCATAGAGGTAGTCGGCGCTGACCCTGTGCCTTATACCGTAACGGGCTTACAGGGCATGACGGCAACTGAATTTACATTTAACCTCTCCAATGCGGCGGGAATTGCCGTCGGCGATATCGTGGACATTACGGATTCTTTCGGCACGGGACATCATCACTCGCTGATGGGCGCGTATCGCGTTACCGCAGTGTCGGGCAACGCGGTTACAGTCGCTCACCACATGCAGACGCCGGTAGCTGGGCTGGGAACAGTGACGTTAAGCAACCAAACAATATTACGCAAAATCACTACCGTGATTAAATGTACCCAGTGCGGCGGGCTGCGAATCAACTACGGCAAGGCGCTTAAGAGGTGGCGCAATATCGCGCTGGTCGGCGACGGCTCTGTGGCATGGGATGACGGCTGGGCCAGGCACGGAATACACGTCGGGGCGCGGGGAATGCTGTACTTTGAGGGGTATGTCGCCTGTATTGAGTTTGGTATGAGCGGCGCTGTGGCTGGGGCGGCGTCCATGATATGGGGGCAAATCGGTAAGATGTGCGGCAACGGTTATTACGGACTGGAATTGGCGTACGGCGCCGGAATAGAGTGTACATACGCTGTAACAAACCATAACGCAAAAGCCGGAATTTATGCGCCAGGCGCAATGCCTGGCGGGAATATTAAAAGCCATATATCGTGCGGCAATGGCAGTTGTGGAATCCTGACCGACGGGGCCCGGATAGACGTGCAGACGATTGCGGGATTCAACAAGGCCGCAGGTATAACATCTTACTACAGTTCCAGCGTCAACGCGACGGGATCTATTGCGTTCAACAATGGCTTTGCAGACTTCCAGGCGTTTACCAGCAGCAGTTTGAATGTGACCTCTACCGCCGGATACATAACGCCTGCCGTGTACGACCCGCCAATCGGTGTGGAAGGGCTGAACCGCAACGGGATAAACTTCACACTTTAAAAATGTACAAAAATAATTAAACTCCGGTCACACGACCGGGGCTTTTTTTCTTATAGGCGTAATTCGCCCGCGTTTGGGCGTTTATCGCATCCCTATTTGCCGCCCGGTATACCCGCATATATTCGGCGTGCTTTTCGGGATTTGCGGCTTGTCGGACTTTGGCGGAGGCTTGATATTTCTCTGGATTTTTCGCGTACCGCTCATTTGCTTTAGCGAGTAGTTTGTCGCGGTTTCGCTGGTAATACGCCTTGCAGTACGCCTTGTTTTTTTCCGCGTTATTTCTTACTGTGACCACTCCTTACTAAATATTTTGTCCTTATACGGATCATACATGCTATTGCCCAGCACCCATATAAGCGGCTCGCCGGTAGGCGACTTGTCCGGCAGGGGTATAATCATGCTGCACCACGGCATAAGCCCATCGGCTTTCGGATCAAAGCCATGCTCTATCAACCAGTTTATGGCAATCTGCGTTCCCGCCCGCGTTATGTCTTCCCACTGTGGGGCAAGGTATTCGTCCACAGTTACAGCCCGCAGCCGTATATCGCGCGGCGGGGTAAACTCCGGGGCTTCAAACGTAATCGGATCAATGCGTATACTATCCAAATTGAGCGTCCCGGACTCTACCAATTTATGGAATTCATCCGTAACGTATTTTAGGAACTCTGTTTTATCGTACACGGCCGGCTCCGGCGGTGATTCGGTTGTCGGCGCCGTTGTCGTTTCAGTCGGCATTTCTGTTGTTGGGGCGCGGCGCGTGGCAGATTTTGTCCTTGCGACCGTGGACGCCGCCGGAGACGGCGATGCCAAAGCGATAACGATAAAAGCAACGAAAATGATGATTATGACAATTAATATTTTTTTCAATTATCAACCTTCCTTTCCCTCTCATATCCGTAAAATGTATGGCAGCCCAGCTTGTCAATTTTCGGCGCGTGCCAGTCGCCGTCTTTTTTCGTCTGCCTGAAAAACAATACCTCGTGTTCCGGGAATGCACGCTCTCCATTTAACGCGCGTTCGGCGACCGCGAGTAAATCAGGCGTCAGTCTGCCGGGGCCCGCGAACTGACGTTTTGCAGTGACCACCGCGCGGATTGTGTTCTGCCGCCGGAAATCCCGGTAGTCAGTGTCGCGGCGGTCGACAATGCATTGTCCTACTGCCAATTGCCCCAATTCATCCTCTCCTCTGCATTCAGAAAAGAGTACTCTTGCGATTATCTCGGCGTCGGATTCGGCGGCGGGGCTGACACACAGCCCCGCAATCACCATCACCGCCCCCAAAATCGTTATAGCTCCCTTCATTTCAGCTTATATCCATTCTAAGGCCCCTAAAAGCCTTTTCCCCGTTTTGGCATAAAAGTATATGGCAAACTTAAAACAACCCCGATTTGGGCGGGAATTGCAGCCCGCTTTTCGGCTTATTCGGTAAATCCAAGTTGTAGCAGCCCTTGAGGCTCGATCAGATACTTGTCCGGGTTCGCCGCAACCTTATTATACGACATTTCGCCCTCAAATGCGTCGATTACGGCGCGTTCTTCTTCATCCAGGTCTTTATATTTTCGTTTGCCGTACGACGGCGGCAGCCAGCCCTTACGTTGCGAGCCGAAGATGTTAAATTTATCCAACAATTCAGAGTTCAAAAACGTAATATGCGCAGTGCCTTTTTTGAAAAAGGTCACTTTGAAGTGACCCAACTCGATATCGCGCGACTGGCCCCGTTCGTCTGCGCGCGTGAGTATATCGCGAACGTGTTCGGCGAGCGGCGCGCTCCCGGACAGATAATCGAACACCTTTGCGATGTCGGCCATTTTTCCGTATACATCATAACCCAGCCTTACTTTGCCACCCCAAACGTCACGCAGCGCGCCGTAGAACGGGATGATAACCTTTTTGTTGATTTTCCACGCGCTGTTCGTCTTCCAGCCGTCGTAGTAGTGTATGTTCTTGCTGGTTTCGTCCAGATAGCTGTGCTTGTGCGAAAACTCGTCGAACTGCTTTAGGATCGTATCCTCGACGCCGGCAACCATCTGCTGGCTTAATTGCAGTTGAATGTCCCTGATGTTGCAAAAGCTGAACTCGTAATCGGCCAGACTGTCCACGCGATTGCTCAATTCAGTTTGCAGGTTGTTCGTTAGACGCTTCGTAAACTCCGGCGATTTAAACAACGCCTCCCAGAATTTGTATCTCACGGCGCGGATATAGCCATTGACGAGGCCGTGCCTGCCGTATTTGTCGCCGCGTATCTTGAGTTCCAGTATAGGTTGTTTGTAAGATTCCTTTCTGACGGTGTCCTGCGTGTATGGCAAGAGCGCCGTATACTCACGTATCAGCCGAACGCCCGCGTCTACCTCAAAACGGTACTGGTCGACTATTGCGCGAAAAAAGTCGCCCAGCGCGACGGCAGACGGCTCATACTCCGGTTCGTCAGCCTGTTTTGCCTTTTCCAGACTGTCGAGAATGATACTGTTCGGCAGCATGTTCGGAATATCGACCTTGACCAGTGCGATTTCGACGCTGGTTTTCCGCTCTGCGCTCTCGAATTCCCCGGACATGTACTCAATGTCTGCGTTCAGTTCGTCTAACCTCTTGACAAGTGCCTTACGCAGGTTTGTATATGGGTTGCGCAGCGTTTCGGCATTGAGTAAACATCGTATCTGTCCGCCGTACTGCTGTATTTCGAGGGCTTTCATTAGATGTTTATCGCCGTCCGAAAACGGCGGGTTCATGACGATTAAATCGTATGCCTTGCGCGTGTGATATGACAGGAAATCGTCATGCACGACGCGGTAGTTGTGCCCTTTGAGGATATGCCGAAGATTGGCGTCTATTTCGACGCAATCTATAAAGCCCGTGTAATCCTCCCTGCTGTTATATCCGCGGCGCGCCCGTAGCCTGCTGGTAACAGCTTTGGCGAGGTCGCCTTTCCCCGCGCTCGGCTCCAGCACCGTCGATATTTGGTCTACGTCAATGCCGTCCAGCATTTTCTGCGCGAGACCCGGCGGTGTCGGGTAAAACTCCGTTAAATTCAAACATCAGCACCCCTTCCTGGTTAAATGAAGCTCGGAAAAAAATACGGGCATTTGTCGTCGTCGCATTTCGTCCAGTCAAGCGGGCAACCGGGACGTAAATCGACGCGCCGGTCGGACGACATTTCACATTCCGGGCATACGCTGTGCGGCCCGATTTCGTCGCAGGAAATACCGTCGTTATCGGTAAACTCCCGCCCGCAGTTATTGCACACGTCGCCGTTCTGTGTGCCGTTAGCCTTGGCGTCGCCTGGCATTAATATCCACCACCTTCCCGTTGGCTTTCGGGGCGGCGGCGCGCGTGTGCGCGGCCTTTTCGTCCGCAATTATCGCCAGCCGCAGGACGCTCATGCCGCCCGCCGCGTAGCGGCTGAAATATTCGACAACTGCACAAGCAAGAAACACTTCGTTAATTTCGCCGTCACTACGAAAATAGCAGTCGCTGTCCGACGACTGTAAAAACGTGATTTTATTTCCCTTCATGGAGTATCTTTCTGCCGGGATCCGCCCCGGCGCGGTATTGGTTTACGCAAATATAATTTCGTATTTCGGTGACTTGCTCGCTGGCGTTTCATACTCAACCTTGCAATGCACGTAGCCGCAGTTGTGGTACATTTCAGGTATGAGCGTCCCGCCGATTATTCCGCCGTGCGATAGGCTGACGACTTTACCGTCGCCGTAATTTTTGTTTAATTCGAAGCCGCGGGCTATAGCGCTGATTACGTCCGGCGACTTTGACAGATATATTTTGTAGCTGGTCATGGCAAAATATCCCTTCTGCCGGGTATACCCGCCCGGCTCGGCGTATCTTCTTATAAATATTCGATATCCAGAATTTGACAGCACGCTTCCACTATTTCGTCCACTTCGGAGATATTCATTTCGCCGACGCACTCAGCCCCTTCCGGCAGTGTCAGCAATCCGGCGACTTTAGCCGCTCCGCCATTGGCGAGTTTATAAGCGTAAATCTTCCCGTCTTCGTAAACCGGGAACGCGACGTACTCGACGCCGTTTTCGTCAACGGCTGCGATTGTGTCGTATGTGGTTTTGATTTCTGTCATTGTAATAATCCTCCTAAAATTTACGGTGAGGCTTTGGAACTCACCCGCCGCATTAACCGGGGATGCCCCGGTCCATCTGCGATTTAGGCGCTCGCTGCTATGACGCCCTGCTCCGTCAGCTTGATAATCGGGATATGCCGGTTGAATTTTTCGTCTCCCCAACCAATTTTCACGAGGCCGCGACTGTTCAAGCCTCTGGTCAATCCAGCAAGGCTGCGCTTCGATAATCCGCGCTTATCCGCGTGTTCGTGGACATCGGCAAACGGCATCCATACGTTCTCGTGCGGGATGTCGTTTTCGTCCGCTAACGCGTCGGCCAGCGCACTCAACAGCGCCCTTTGCCCGTCAGGTATGCCGCCGGTCGTTTTCGGCTTAGGCAGGTATTCGGCGACGGTATCAGACGGTTCGCCGGGGCTTTCCGGCGCGTTTTCCGTCGTCGCAGGTTCGCTCCACTCCTCATAACCGGGCTGCCGGTCAAGAGCGGCGTCGACGCGTTCAATCACCGCCGCGTCGTTATTAGGATTCAGTTTGTCCCACCCATATTCGCGTGCGGTTATTTGAAAGCCGCCGTCAACCGGCCATACTTCATAGGCCCCGGCTTCACATTCGCCGCGCTGAACGGCTTTGCGTATGGCGCGCATTGCGTTCGAGCGTTTTGTATAGATTTGCAAAGTGTTTATCGTGGGTTTCCGTTCATCAATAATGGGTTGCAGTTCATAATCTTTGGTTTCGTTGTCCGACAGCGGGTAGTCGTATGACAGATACCCCCAAGCGAGCCGCCCGTTATATTCCTGCCGGGCGTCAAAGTTTACGACGTCAACTGGCTTGCCACGCTGCTGTGGGAATGTTCCCGGCCCTATCGGGCGCTGTGTCGATAAATATGTGTAAGGCATTTTCAAATTCTCCTTTTTTTATTGTAGTAGCCGGGGTTGTAACCGGATTATTTCGCGTTACTTAAATACTCAATTGCTTTTAGTAGATACTCTTGGTTGTCCTTGAAATTACCTAATCCCCAATTGCAGTTGTCGCACAGTAGACCGCGAAGCGTACCAGTTTTGTGGCAATGGTCTATCCTGAGATTTTCGCCGTGGTATGTTTTGCATATTGCGCATTTGCCTTCCTGTACTTGGTTTAATCTGTCATAATCCTCTTTCCGGCAGCACCTACGTCTTCTTCTGTCATCGATTCGGTGTTTAGCCTTATATTCTGGCGTTGCATATATGCTACGCATCTTTGCGCGATGGCACGGTTTACAGCGGTATCGGCCATTCGCGCCTTTGCTATCTTTATAGAATTCAGTGCCTCCGCACTTTGGACAAACTTTCAATCAAGCCACATCCCTCCCGCATTACGGGGCAAGGCCCCGGCACTCTGCGATTATTCGCCGCTGAACTGTGTGACCATACCGTCAGGATGTGTAATCCTAATGTTTATCCAGCCGCCGTATATTCTAATGTTTTCTGCCACTACTAACGCTTCATCAAACGTTGCTGTCCAACTATGCTCGCGGTACTTGCCGAATACAGTGTGCGATATCGTATACATTTTTAAATCCTCCGAAATATATTTGCGGGCTTGGAACCGCTTTTGCCGCTTACGCCCTGACGGGCGTCCTCGCGATTTATCCGATATACGAATTTAGCTTTCTTGCCTTTTCTGCCGCAGCTTCCGCTTTGCGCATATCAATGTGCGTGATTTCCGTTCCCTGATATTCGGTGTCACCCTCGTCGTCGCTGTCATAAGCCGCTTGCTTTCCATATCCGGGGTCCGCTTTTAGCGCCGCATTTTTACGAATTCGCTTTGCCTTGTAATATTCCTTAACTGCCGAGTCATACTCGGCTTCCGTATAACCCGCCGCCTCTATCTCTTCGACTGTCCAGCCGCGCGCGTCTTCATCCTCGTCCCGGTCGGTTCTTTTTACCATTTCGTATAGTGTCATTGTTTTCACCCTCCGATTTTTATTTTTTTGCTATTTTGATTTTTAGACTTGTGCGGGGCTTGCTATCGCCCTTTCCGATTCCCCCGCCGGGTTGCTGTTCCGGTCTCACGCCTGACTGTCGGTCACGCTTCGGGTTTACGGCTCGCTTTTCGTTTTTCAAAGTTCGGGTTGTTGGTGGGGTTCTTTGTAACTTTTATCTTATATATACATTATAAACCTTTCGCGTAATTTTTTCAACACTTTTATATTACTATTATATTACATTTTAGTTACAATAATTGATTCAAATAAATTCATGATATACTAACTTTATCGTGTATAATCCTCCGATTATATAAGCCTGCGCAGTATCCTTTCCTATGCGCAACGCCGCAAGTCCGCCGAAGCTTGCGGCGTTTGCATTTCCCGGCGGGGTAATGTAGCTTACCGACAGGGTAAGTCAGGGAACGTCAGACATGTACCACGAGTACAGCCTCTTACGCCGCCGGGACGTCGAGCATTTAACCGGTATGTCGAGATCCGAAATTTACCGGAGAATGGGCGAGGGCACGTTTCCGCGGCCTGTGCGCCTAGGCACACATTTGGTCAGGTGGAAAATGTCAGATGTCATTGAATGGCTGGTCGCGGTGACGGGCGTCACCTCCGTGGCCCGGTCAGCACCTCCGCAAACGGCAACGCCCCGTCGAGCAGGACGCCCGCCCAAAAATCCATAATCTGCCGCCTAATATCAAAAAAATTACCGCGCTGGTAAGCGGCGCGGATATCATCGTCCGGTAGATGAGCAAGACAGGCCTCGACCACGTCTTTGATGTAAACGCCCGGCGGCAAAATGTTCGGTGGATGTTGATTTAAGTATGTGCTGAACAGCGACCGCCAGCCATGCGCGGTGTGCGTCCCCTTATATCCGTTTCGGTTCAACAAATACCCGACGGCGTTATCGGACAACGGTTTCCGCGAGTTCGTCGCCGACACAAACACGAACGGACACGCGCCGGATATCGGGCGCATGGCTTCGACGATTTCCAGTGCCGCGGGGGATAACGGAATTCGGTGTTCACGCTGCATTTTCATTCGTTCTGCCGGGATCGTCCATACGTCGCCGTATATTTCCGGCCAGCGCATTTCGCGGACTTCACCGGGCCGGGCTGCCGTCAGCGCGATAAAACGGTTCGCGGCTTTCGTCGCGGGAAACGCCGCTTGCGATTCGATATCGCGTAACATCGCGCGGGCGGCGTCTATATCCAGTATGGCGGGCTGATGTCCTCCGCGCGGCAGCGGAGCCATAGCCTTAACGATTTGCGCGGCGGGGTTCTGCGTCGCGTACCCGGCTGCTATTGCATACGCAAATATGGCGTCCAGCCGCTGCCGCTGCCGTCTTGCCATATCTATAGACCGACGTTCGACAACCCGGAGCGCACGCAGCACGTCAGGCGGCGTTACATCGTCCAGCCGCCGGGTTCCGAGCGCCGTCAGTATGTCCTGCCGGAGCCTGTTCAGGACGTCATCGGCGTGATGAGGTTTCCACCGTGGACGCTGTAGCTGCCACCATTCTATCGTGACGGCCTCCAGCGTGAGCGCGCGGGCCTGTTTTGCAATTGCCGGGTCGTTTCCTTCCCGCCGGTCGTCCTGTGCCGCCTGAGCGCGCCTGCGGGCGTCGGCAAGGGTAACGCGGGGGTAGTCGCCGAAACTAAGCGTGTGATCGACCTTATCACGTCCAATATAACGAAATCGCCACAACCGGGAGCCGTTCGGGTGAACGTGCAGATACAACCCGCGGTCTACGCGGATTTTATAGAGTTTGTCGCGTGGTTTAAGGCTTCGGAGTTCTGCGTCGGTTATCATGCCCAAAGTGATCGGGTATCGGAATCCAAAAATCAAGGCATAAGCGGGTATATCTGAGATTCGCCGGGAACGTGGCAGGTGTTAAGTGCTTGATTTTGGGCGATATGGGAATTGTGGGGAACGGAGGGAGATGCCCAGGGGCTAGAACGAACCAATGCGGCAAGACTTTGAAAAGGCGGCCATTCTTGGCCGCCTTGGCTTATAATATACCCGCCATCATACCCACCTAATTTTTGGTAAACGCCTTGACGCATACTGCCATGCCCGGCCCCAGCGTCGAAACGTCCGTCCACGAAAAACTGGCTGGGCTGCCGTCTCCGACGCCTTTGTATGATACGTACCCGACGCCCGGCGTGGCCGTCGCCTGGCTGCTGTAACCGGCAACGGCATATTGCACAGGCAGGATGTAGTCATCCGTGACCGGGTTGCTGTACAGCACGGCGACCGCAAACCGGCTGCCGGTTATCGCGATTTCGTCTACCGACACTGTGTAAAATCCGGGCAGTTCCTTCGTCCCGGCAGCGACGCGAACCCACGCCGTGCCGGAATAATCCGGGTTAACCCAGATTTCGTATGCCGAATTTATCGCGGCGATTGCCGTGCCAACGGCGGCGATTCGCTCACCCATGCCGCCAGAAAACACATTCATCAGGCTGCCGCGACCGTTTTTATATCCAACGGCGGTCACGTACCCAAACGGATCGTTTAAATATATATGGTCATAGTTGTCTGACGGCTCCGCGTCGGTGAAGACGACCAGCCCATCGCCGACAAACAGATCGTCGTATGACATATAAAAATAACCGGCGTCGCCCCATCGCGCGCCCCATGAGTTTTTCACAATCCAAGCGCCGTTCCGCGCGGGCGGTTGCTTAAAATTTGTCCGCGGGTAATTATCGTCCCAGCCGACAACCGCCGAAATGTGATTCGCGTATTTTACCGTCGCGTCATGCATGTAATACGCGGCGGTGTCGCGGTTGTAAAATTCGCTGTCCCAGTAGTACGTCATCGACACGGCGCCGTAACGCATTATACACGCCTTTAGATACAGCGCGGCACATTTTACAGACGCAGCGTCGCCGGTGTTTGCCGGCAATATTTTTATCATCGTTTGCACATGCGCGGCGACCGGCATTTTGTTTGTCACGGCATATGGCCGGACGCTCGCATTATCTTTATACGGATCAGCAGTTTCCATAACAGCGCCCGACCAGCGCGAAAAATACGAAATCGCCATTTCGGACGTGCCGCCGCTATCGTTGTCGCGGTCAAACCCCCAAGGGTTGCCGCCGTCTTTGGACAGCGCATAACGCATGTGCTGCTCGGATATATCCATCGCGTCGTCCGGCATAAGTGACGATTCGAGGGACGCAATCGCGCCGAACGCCCAGCAAACGCCGTCGCTGCCCTGGTCACGCACGGGCGAAACGCGGTTCAGTTTGCGTAAATCGTATTTCGCCGGGAATTTGACGCCGTCAATCAGCCCGCCCGGCGTCCGCTTGGAGTAGTCCGCGCTGTCGCGCTCAATAACCGACGGCATGACGTGTTGTGCCGGCACCGCGCCGGACACGACGTCGTCGAGATATTCGGCGTGAAGCGTGTTATACGGCGCGAGAGATGGACGCGTCGGGAAAACGCGGGGAAACGTAATAAATACGGCAGCTAAAATGATGAATACTGTGGCATAAAACCATAATGACGTCTGTAATTTTTTGATAAGAATCACCTCCTAATGGATTATATCACGACTTACGTTTTGTCACCATCAGCGCAACTTGCACGACGGCGGCGACCAAAATCAGGAACGAAAAATTGCCTTGATACATGCCGGTCAGGATGTTGCGTATCAGATGGAGTCACCGCCTTTCTGCGTCGGTTGCAGCACGACGTGACTATTGGCCATGTAAGCGCCACAGTTTGGACAAAATCATAACGCTCCGCCCATCGCCGTGCGTAACAATAATCACACCCGCGCATACAGCCGGTTATTGGGTTCCAAGACATATCGCACCAGTCGATTTTCGACTTATTCACACTGACCACCTCCAGCCGGAAACGCCCCGTCGCCGTGCGAGTGGTTGGACGGCGCAGCAGTTTCAGTGGCCTTCGTTCCGACATTCAAATTTCCATAACAGCATTCGTCAAAATTAAAATGACTACACAGCCCAGCCCATCCGGGGCAATCGACTGAACCGCGTTCTGTGCAATATCTACAGATTCTTATACTCGACGCTTTTAACGCCCCCAATAACGCCTCCGCGCGGGTTCTGTATTTATTAACGTCTTCCATCGCTCCTTCTGCCACTAATTTCCACGACGACAAATCTTCCGCGCGGGCTATCGCCGCGTCGCGCTCAGCTTCCAGTTCCCTGCATTTGGCGGCTAACTTGCGTGCACACTCTCTTTTCATGTCCGGCATTTCGCACCACCCGCGTTCATGCGGGCAGTTATCGCAGCCATGATTTTCTTCCATGAACGCTAACCTCCTATCTGCCGGCTCTCCGGCCCGATTTATAAATTTTCCCTTGACCGCCGCTATTCCGAGGCTTACCCTTCCGGTAAGAACTTACGGAGATGGTAATGTCAGAATTCCAGCAGCTTCCGAAATTCGTGATTAATCAAATGCTCCGCACCGTCGCCCAGCAGCGGGAGCGCGCCCGCCGACTGCTAGAAAAGGCAGACGCGCTCGAAGCGACCGTTCAGCGGTTCAAAAACGGCGAGACCGCCGACGCGCAGCCCGTAGAACCGCCGGACGAATCATTCTGAACAGGGACGGGCGGGTATTTCTGCGTGATTTCGCGCAGTAACGGCATAACCCGCTCGTCAACTTTACTTTCAGGCACCATGGTTTCGATAACCATTCCGATTCCTTCGCCGTTTTTTGTCGGCAGAACTACGATGTCGCCCGGAGCGAGCGGCAGGGCAGTTTTGTAATGATACGGCTTGCTTGTAAACGTGCCGGGTAAGCGGGCGTCCTCGAATTTAACTGATACAATCACGCAGACTCACCGCCCTTTACCGCGCCGTCTATTATTTCGATGTACGGAACCGTCCCGGGATGTATGGTTTCCACCCATAGCTGGAAATCTTTCCAAGCCGCCATTTCCGCAATCTCTTTCATGCGGTTGTTGTCCAGAGAGGAGCCGTCGCGGATGAGGATAACTTTCAGCCGGGGGTTCATCGCCATACCCATGGCGACCGACGTTTTAATGCGCTGCGATTCCGAGGCCTGTGCGAACGGCAATCCATTTAACGTGACTCCGTCTTCGCTGAATCTCAGCCCATCGACCGGGAACTCGGCGGCTCCCAACGCTTTGGCGCGTGCGTAATCGTGAACCTTTACAGCCTTGCTGGCCGTTTCCAGCTTAGCGCGGGCGTCTTTCAGCGCAGTACGGCAACCGGCGTTCGCGATTTTCTGCCGGACGTTGCGGTTCGTTTCGTCCAGCGTGGCCAGCTTCGCCGTCATTTCCGCTATATCGGGATCGACTAAAGCGTCGACCTCGGCTTTGAGTTGTTCGCCCGCCGCGCGTTTCTTTTCGAGCGAGCCCGTCAGGATAGTCAAATCAGCGCGTGCGTCGGCAAGTTCTTTTTCAAGCCGCCGGATGTTGTCTTCACACGCGGCAACCCCGACCTCGGCCTGCCGATATACGTTCCGCGCCTCGGCATGTTCGGATCGTTTCTTGTTATTAGCTTTTATTGCATCGTCGCGGCGCTGCATTTCGGCGACTATATCCGACGCCGGGATTTCCGCGTCAGGTGTGTCGGCGGGAACGGCGACAAGTCGTTCGACCGTCTGTTCGGCGGATTTTACAGCCGCCCGCGCCGTTGTTTCAGCTTGAACCAGCGTCACTCGCTGCTTGTCGTTTTCGTCGATATCAAAACCCAAATCTACAAGCCGCAACAACGTCGCCCTCTGGTCACGCGGCGCCATACGCGCAAATTCCAGCGGGTCGAACGTCAGGCTTCCCGTCAGCGCGTCAAGTATGGATTGCGGGCTTGAGAATTTCTGCCCGTCCGCGTTAAATACCTCGACGCGATGTTTTCCCGGCTCCCATACGCGCCGGATTCGCAACTCGCCTAAGTCGACGACGACTTCCGCGAAGTTTTCGCCGCGGCGTATCGGTTCCGGGATGTCCTTCATGCCCTTGCCGCCGGATATGGCGGCCATTATAGCGTCAAGGACGCTGCTCTTGCCCTGGTCGTTGTTACCGGCGATTACGACCATGTTTCCGTCAGGCGTGATTTCGACGGCCTGTAGGCGCTTGAAATTTTCCGCCCTAAAATTAACAATTCTCACTCAACTGCACCCCCGATTTTATTTTGTTGTTTAATTCATATTCCAAAACATCCTGCATTGCGTACCGGACGCTGCCTTCAATCATCGTCCATCTCGGGCCCTTGTTGTTCATTTTCCACTTCCTGACGGTGTTGGCCGACACGCCGTAACGCGCGGCAAGTTCGTCAATACTTAAATACATCTTTTCATCCAATTTATGCGTCTCCTTCAGTGTCGTTGTCGTTCGCAGCCGTTACTGTTTTCTGTTTATCATATTCAGCGGCGGACGCTTTCAAAGAATCCAAGAACGCCGCGCCAAGCACTTTTTGAATGTCTTTCGGAGTTTGATTCCAGGCGACGCGGAGCGCTTCGATCCCGTTTTCAGTTGCTTCAATTAAGCTGCCGCGAAATTTTTCTACGTCAGGATTGTCCGCTTCGGCGCCGTCAACCCACTGCCGGATCGCCCGCCCGTCGTCCTCAGTTAGATATCCTTTGCCGCGCCCTAAGTACGGCATGAGGTCGGCAGGGCATTTGATAACAGTTTGCGTCTTCCCTAAATCAGTAACCATAAGCGACGCCGTCATTTCAAACAGGAAGTTCTTTTCGGTAATCGCCTGAATCCCTTCAGAAATGTATACCGTTTTTTTCTTGCCGGTATCGGGATCAATGATTTGCTCCGGGCGCGCTTTTTCCCGCGCCCTCATGCAAACAATGATATGCATTCCGGTATAAAGCAGAGTGTTAACAAACTTTTTATGCTTCGCTTTCGCGAGTGCCCAGTTCGGCAGACCGCCAAGTTTGTTGTTTTCGGCTATATCCTGACAGCCTCCCTCACATTCCCATTCGTGGGACACACTGTCGGTTATCAACACTTCGATTCCGGCAGCCTGAAATTCCTTTATGGCGCTGATATAACGGTCGGGCGAAAACGGCGGGATTAAGTCGCCGATTAAAAACGGCGCGCGTCCCGGCAACTTATCGGCATACAGCGAGCCGCGTTTATTCTCAGTATCAAGCAACCCGATTTTTTTGGCGTTGCCATTTGCCATGCCGTAGGCAAGCCTCAAGGCCGAGAAGGTTTTCCCGGCCCCCGACACGCCCGCAAGTCCTATTAATAAGTTTGCGCCGGATCTTTTTGCCTCCTTAATTTGAATTGTTGACATATGCCTCCCTCGCGTAACGGTTTGTCGGTGGACGCAATAACTCAGATTCATCCCAGCCGCGTTTAATTCTGTCCGATATCGTTGTTGCGGATAATCCAGATAAATTTGACCACTCCAAAAGCCTTTTAGATTCGCCATTAATAGTAATAATGCGCTGTTGCTTTGGGTTAGAACCAAGCGGCAAAAGCAGATCCGATTCTGCCCACCTACGCATAACGCGGAACCGTAATGCTCCAGCGGTGATTCCGACGCTGTCTGCCCATTCCCCGATCTGTTTTGTTTCGCCCCCGATTGTGATATAAGTGCTATCGCTTCGATTCCGAACGTTCACAAGGCGAGTTACAAACCGGCAATTTGTTGGCGCGTATGGCCCGTCATTTTCAATACGGTCAATTTGCAATCCTTCCCGATATCCGTTGTTAATTGACCATTCAATGAACGCGTTCGGATTATGCAGCCATTCGTCACAGACATGAATCCCGCGACCGCCGTAATAATTATAAAACTTGAAGTTCGGATTGTAGCAGCGCTTTTTTATGTCTTTCCACAAAGAGTACAGCCTTTCGTGCGGCGTTTTATTCGCCACTCACGTCACCTCCGTAACCTGCGCCCATCCCGGTAACGCAATTTCACGCAATTCCTCTTTGTACGCCGGCCATACATTATGCTGCGTGCAATAGTCGTGTTCGGCGACAAGCCGCTGAACTTCCGACATGCCGAGCTCGATTGTGGCTTCGGCCAGGTTGTAGACCGCGACGCCGAATGGCGGATCCTTTTCGACGACTACGAAAATATATTTGCAAATTTCGCCTGTCGTTTCCTCAACCGCCTGCACGTAACAACCGGCCTGTATGTGATACAGATAATTCCAGATGTCCCGTGAGAACGCCGTCGGGCGCGCGTCCTGGCACGTCTTGACGTCGACGATTATCCCGCTGTCGGTCAGCTTATCCAGCCGCGACTTCATTGGCGTACCCCAGTTCGGGTATTCCCATTCGATTGACTTCTCGGCCTCGCCGGGTTCGGCCAGCAGCTTACCGGCGATTTTATGCGCTCTTACCGCAACGGTAATATCCAACGCGCGCATAAAGTCGTCGTCTTTCAGCATGATTTTGCCGGGATTGTCGAGCAGCAGATTGGCTTTCCAGTCTTTGTATTTGTTGGTCGCACGCGGATTGCCGCCGCCGATATTGCTGACAATTTCCGCGTCGTTCAAACACATGTACTTTTCGGCAAACATTGTCGGTTCCAAAATCGACATGTGAACAGCCTTGCCGAATTCCATGGCGGGCGTTGTTTCCGGCGGGTTCTCCAACCAGTATTTGTAGTGTGCCGGTGAGCGATAGAGTTCTTTCAGGCCTGACGCATTCAGGCGCGCCGAATCGCGATATTCCTGTTCAGTCAAATTAAAACCTCCTGTTAAAATAATTGTAAAATCGGGTATACCTACATTATATATTAATATTTATTACTATGTCAACATGAATATTAAATTTTATTTGTATTTCACAGCTTATGGCCGACCCATACAACGCGGCCAATAACTTTAACCGCATTCGGCGCGACATCGGCGAACTCGCTATAAGCTGTGTTGTCGCAGCGTATATTTACCATGCCGTTTACCGGGTTAACCGACAGCCGCCGGACTTGTGCTGTGCGCCCCATCTGTATGCAGTAAATTCCGGCAGCAAAAACTTCTGCGTCGGATAAATCTACGAGTGCGCGGTCTCCGTCGTGCAGTGTCGGTACCATCGCGTCGCCCTTGACGTACAACACAGCCAGCACCTCGGCGGGAGTATTGGCAATATTTTCCAATTCAGACACGTCAAACGCCATTAATGCGTCAGCGGATAAGTTACGAATCATTGCCACGCCCCTACCTCCAGTTTTAGCTGCCGGTGAAATGCCCAGCAGATCAGACGGAGTTACGTCTAAAATGCGCGCTAGGTTTTGCAGAGTCGGCACGGTCACGCGCGACGGATGAGATTCCCACCGGCTGATGGTCGCGCCGGTTGTCTTTGCGAGTTTGGCAAGTTGTTCTTGTGTCAGGCCGCGCTGCTGACGTATTTCGCGGATACGGGTTTTCATGGGCGGCTCCTTGCCGATTCGAGGATTTCGATGCGGCAATTTACCGGATTTGACATAAATTTACCACAGGGGTATCATTATGTGTATGGTAGAGTTGCGAGATTACCAAAATGTAATCGTACAGGACGCTCGTATCGCCATGCGACGGGGATGTCGGCGCATATTAATCACGTCGCCGACCGGCAGCGGCAAAACGGCGTTGACCGCGCATATGATCGGAGAGGCTGCGCGGCGGGGTAACACGGCGTTGTTTTTAGTTCACCGCGTGGAGTTGTTCGACCAGACTGAGGCGACATTCACACTGGCGGGCATTCCGTACGGCGTTATTGCCGCCGGGCGCGATTACGTGCCGGGGCAAGCCGTATATATCGGCAGCATAGACACAGTGCGGCGGCGTCTTGAACGCATTCCGCGCCCGGACATGGTTGTCGTCGACGAGGCCGCACATTCGCCCGCTAAGTCATGGACACAGGTCGTTGACGCATGGCAAGACGCCTGGCGTATAGGGCTGACGGCAACCCCTCAGCGGCTCAGCGGCGAGGGGTTCGACGGGTTATTCGACGAACTCGTACTAGGCCCGTCGACCGCCGATTTAATCGCGGCGGGCTGGCTCGCGCCATATCGGTATTATGCACCGCCGGGCGTCGACCCGTCGGGGCTGCACGTCCGCGCGGGCGATTACGTCCCGGCAGAGGCGGCGGCGCTGATGGACAAACCCCGTATTACCGGCGACGCTATAACGCATTATCATCAGCTGGCGGCGGGGAAGCGGGCAATCGTGTTTTGCGCGAGCATTCAGCATAGCAAAAACGTCGCGGAGCAATTCAGCGCGGCCGGCATTTCGGCGCGGCACGTTGACGGGATAACCCCGGCAGATGAGCGACGCGCGGTCATGGAAGATTTTCGCGCGGGGCGGCTGCATGTGCTGACCAACGTGAATATCTTCGCGGAAGGCGTCGATGTTCCCGGCATGGAAGCGCTGATCCTGCTCAGCCCGACACGGTCGTTATCCCTGCATTTACAGCGTTGCGGGCGCGTATTGCGTCCGGCACCGAGTAAGACCGCGCTGATACTCGACCATGTTAACGCGGTTCAAATACACGGCCTACCCGACACGCCACGCGAGTGGACGTTATACGGACAGGCGAAACAGCAGCGGTCAGCGGCGAATGACAACGTCCCGCCAATTCGCGTTTGCTACAAATGTTACGCCGCGTATAGGCCCGCGCCTGAGTGCCCTTACTGCGGGGCCGCGTCGAAACTCAGCCCGCGCGAAATAAAACAGCGCGAGGGAGAACTCTCGGAAATAGTGCGGATTGAGGCAGAACGCAAACGCCGAGACGCGCGGCGCGAGCAGGGAAGGGCGAAAACGTTGTCGGAACTGATTGAGATAGGCAAAAAACGGGGTTACAAATCGCCGCAATACTGGGCGCGCAGGGTAATGAGCGGAAGAAAATAATCATAGTTGTATTTATTGCGCGCGTGACATAGAATATATAGTAAATATGGACAAGTTGGAAAAATCCATTTTAAATGAAATACTATTGGAATTACCGAAACTTGGCGTTACTGTTTTTCGCGCGAACGCCGGTTCTGCATGGGCGTCGAACGACATTACGTCGCTGCCGGACGGCTCAAAGCTGCTCCGGAATGCTCGCCCATTTACGGCGCTCGTGCCGGGGTTCAGCGATATATTCGGACTCACCAAAAGCGGGCGGTTCGTTGCGATTGAGGTAAAACAGCCCGGCAAGCGTCCGACAGTGCAGCAGCAGCATTTCATTGATTTCATTACAAAATCAGGCGGCATATCCGGCATTGCGCACAGTGTCGACGAGGCACGCGCAATTATTGAAAGGGGCGTGTAAACTGATGTTCATTAGTCAATAGTTACAAATGAGTAACAGAATTCAATTATGTATTGCATATCAATGTTAGTTAGTATAGGATCGAGGTGGTAATGTTTGAGCGTTGATACTATTATTGCCATTGCTGGAATGATAGCGACAATAATGGGAGCAACTGGCGCACTTGTCGGGGTTGTTTTTTCAAATAAACTCGTGAACCACAGGCTGGATAGAATAGAGGACAGGCTTAAAAACTTGGCTGGACTGGCGGATCGCGTTCTCACTACCGAATTGGAAATCAAGAACATTAAAGAGTTAAAGCCAAAGACGTCATAAGGGTGGTGTATACATTGACAATCATTTTGACAATTGAAATGATAGTTTTGATAATCGCATTAGTTATTGTCTCTTTCGCATTATATGCCTTTATCAAGATTTTGGGGCGCGTAGACAAGAAATTCATCCTGCTTGATGAACGCTTAGTCAGTTTAAGTGAATTGCTACTCAGCATTGTGGAGCATGTCAAACAGCAAAATGAATTTATTATTTAAGCGGAGCTAAAACATGCAATACAACGACGCGCTTAAACTGCTTGAAGGCTTTCTAACGCCGAAAATGCTTGTCGTGCCATTCGTCCTGATGGCGCTTGGTTTTTGGATTAAAAACATCCCGGATTTCAAGGCATGGAAAATCCCATTTATTCTGCTGGCAGTTGGCGTCGTCATCGGTATTGGTTTTCAGGATTACTGGGACGTTCCGGCGCACGTTGCCCCGCAGGTCGTATTGGCCGGTATAATACAGGGAGGTGTGGCGACTGCGATGTCGCAGCTGTATTACCAAGCGTGGAAACAATTATTTCATAAGGAGGTATTTAATGACAGTCCAAAACGCCAATCTTAAATTTACATCAAAACTGACGCCGCTCATCCTTGCCGGAATTAAATACATCGTTGTCCATCATACGGCTAGTTTAACGGCGTCTCCGCAACAGATTCACGAATGGCATTTAAACAACGGCTGGGCTGGCGCGGGGTACAACGAATACATTCGCAAAAACGGCAGCGTATGGATAATGCGCGGCGACAACGTCGGCGCCCACTGCTCCGGTTATAATACGACCGGTTACGGGATATGCTGCGAAGGCAATTTCGACGTTGAGACGGCGATGTCGACGGTTCAATTTGACGCGTTGGCGGAACGGATAAAATTCCACGCCGCAAGGTTTAAGACTGCACAAATCGTTCGACACAGCGATTTGGGCGCGACGGCTTGCCCCGGACGCCATTTCCCGTGGAACAATCTCATTGTATCAAAATCGCAGCCGCCCATTCAGACAACGCCTGACCCGGAAGACACGCCGAACGCTGAAACCGTCAACCCCGTGCCGGCAAACCTATACCGTGTGCGCAAAACGTGGGATAACCCCGCGTCACAGCTTGGCGCATACGCACATCTTTCAAACGCGATTGCCATTGCGATTGAGCATCCGGCTTATATGGTGTTTGACTCGTTTGGCAACGTGGCATTTGAACCGCCGTCGTTTGCTACGGCGCCGGAAAAATGCTGGCAGCAAACGGCCTATGATTATTTGCAGAACATGGGAGTTCCAATCGATGAGAAGCGTTTCAACGACCACATGACGCGCGGTGAAGTCTTCGCGTTGCTCGAAAAATACGACCGCGCAAGAATATCACATTTTTAGGGGGCAAAAACATGAATTATAAAGAACGCAATGATTTTATAAAGTCCATTGCCGGTGAGGCGCAGTGCATTGTCGGCATAATAAACGAGTTCTTAAAGGACGATGGCGGCGAGAACGAACTCGACGCCGACATAGATGTACAGCGCGGCGACGCAAACAAAATCAAAGAACTTCTCACAATCGCTAAAACCATTTTCGAAGAAGGCATTGGCAAAATTACCGATGCCTCGCGCGTCGGCGTTGACCTCGACAAAGAACGCCTCGATCAGATTGAGGCAACGGAACGCCAGGCCAAAGTCATTGCAGGTACCATCGAACGGATGAAATCAAACGCACCCGCCGAACTCAGCGAATCGTTTGACGCGGCGTTATCCGCGCTGGACAAATTATCCGTCGCTGCCGTATCGGCAAAAGAAACGCAAATTGGCTTGACAGCAGCCAGCATAGCATGATATAATTATATTGCGATGTAAAATTGTTTCATAGGCATACCTCCTTTTTTAGCTGCTCGACGGGTAAACGGGCAGCTATTTTATTATCTAAACAACGCAAACTTTTTTACCTCGCCATTCTCACGCGCATACAGGATACACAATATCCTCTGCGCCAGTTCGCGTTCAAGATTGTCAGGTATTGCCTTTGAATACTCAACCGCCAATGCAAACTCGCCGTCAGTCGTCGCATTTACGTGGCGTAAGTGAAATTCATATAAACGCCGATACATGGGATTATATTTCGCGGCGAATTCTGTTGCATTCATTTATTCATCCTTTCCAAACAGCGCTGCCTCCGGAATTGACAGCGCCCTTGCGTTTTTGCCTGCCGGGGTAAACAAATGCGGGTTCCCGTCGTCGTAGCATTCCGGCGACAGCTTACTTAAAACGCGGTTCCAGTTAACCGGCCACGGCGTGTTTTTAAAAACATCGGTCAAACGTTCATGCTTGTTTTGAATCAGGAGCCGCTTTTCGAATGTGCCGCTTCTCGTTCTTATCTGCGGATGTACCCACAAACCCATATCCCTGAGCGTATGCTGGGCCGTGTCGTCATCTAAGTCGTCCCAATGTTTTGCGTCTTTTCTGTAGAACAGTTTCGCTATCAGTCCGCCAACGGTGGTATCAACAATCATGGTTTTATCGTAATAATCCCCGCCGCAGGTTGTCCGCACAGTCAATTTGTGCTGCATTAACCGGCGTAAGCACTGTTCGGCGTCGGTATCAGCGTTTTCAGTCTGCGCCTCGTCCCAATTGAATTGCAATACCATGATTTCGGCTTCGTTCTTTGTCGGCGGCCTTGAATATTTTAAACACCATGCCCCGGCCAGCAGCGTTCCGTACTGGTCGCCCATTCGCGCGTCACCGCCGAATTGCGTCGATGACACGATTCCTGACATTATGCTGATCGTTCGCTGTATAACGCTCCACTGATTGATTGCCCGCATAACCAATGAGTTTGAGTATTGGAGCGTCAGCAATTTATTCGCGTATTCCTGCAATTCGGCAAAACGCGCGCGGTCATTCCTGACTTTCATTTCCAGCATAGCAATTCGGGATATATCGGCCGCCTGTTCTACCGTCGGAGAAATCGACAACATGCAGAACATTGTCGTCATCGTATATTCCAGCCCAGACCCGGACGTTGTGCCTTTAAGCACTAAAAACGCGCCGGAACTGCTTGACTGGCGTATCAACCCTAATATGCGGTTTATGTTTTTGCGGCGTTCCTCGTCGTTGCCCTCGGCCTCGTCATGGACTACCGGGTACGCGTCGCCCTTTAACTTTTGCCGGATTCCGGCTTCGGTCGATTCGCCCTTGCAGTACACCCCGAAATGGCGCAATACCTTAACTATTATATTAGTGCCAACATATGATTTTCCGCTGCCGCGCTCTCCGCATATCCATATCGACGGCCTCCACTGGAGCAGCCCGCATATCGGTGCCAGGTATAGCCACCCGGCCAGCAAATACGCAGTCGATTCAGTCGACCAAGGTAACTTTCGGCATAAATTCAATAATGCCTCACCGTCTGAGTCAGTCGCAACATGCCCGTATGAAAACGGAATAGACGCGCATGCCCTGTAACGATATTCGCCTTGCAATTCGTTCAAGCCGATTTCGTTTTTATCCGTAAATAATCGGTTTCCCAAATGCAGGACTATTTTTCCGTTATCTTCCCATACGCCCCGTGCCCGACGCGTATCATGGTTAAAATTACCAAGTGAGCAGCACGTCTCTATCATTATCTGTTTGGCGTACGAAATTACCTCAAGCGTTTTAAGCTTCTCGTCGCGCCCGGCATTGACTATGTCCTCGAAAAACCTGACCGGCGCGAGCGTGCTTAACGTTTCTTTGTTATGCCGGTCAGCGCGAATCGGGACGATTATGTTTCCGTTCTTTTTGAAATAATAACACGTGAATATCGCTTCATCGCTTGCCGTAATTCCTTCCGCGACAAAATACCTGTTATTTTCCAGCGTTTCGGCTTGTGGTTGGTTGTCATTAGCGGCAACAGGCTTTAATATGAATTCCAGAACCTGCTCGTCCGACCACCCTTCGTTGACGGCGTCCGCTATATCCCACCCTTGCGGCTTGTCCGCCGGCGGCTGTAATACGTTTATGCCGCCTATTAATGATGAAATGCCCGCCATTGCCTTTTTGCCCGAGTCGTCGTTGTCAGGCCATCCAATCACGGATCGTCCGGCGAGCGCCGACCAATCTGCTTTGTTAGCTCCCCCATCGCCTTTTTGCCAGGTGGTCGCAACCATCGGCCAGCCGTTTCGGGATAAAATAACATTTGCGGTATCGGCGCACTTTTCGCCGCTCACGAGCAGGACGGGTATATCTTTCATTGAGGCGAGCTTGTCGCGGCAATACAGAGAAGAGGGCTGAAATTGCAGCCACTTCCATTTTTCCTCGCCGCTTACCCGGTTTCGCGCCCATATTAACGGGCGGAATATTTTTTTTGGCTTTCCGCGCGAATCGCGCTCACCGGTTTCGAAGCGAGCCACATACCCTATTCTGTCTCCGTTTTCGTCGGTATACGTCCAAATTTTCGACCAATTTTCGACGTTCCATGAACCGCCGTTTTGTTTAATTGGAAATCCTTCGGGCAGCCGTTTACCTTTTGGTATGGGCTTAACATGAACCCATTCGTCAGGAGTTTTCTGTGCCGCATGTGGCTTCGGCGCCGTACCGAAGCGTTCTATTATTATGTCGGCTGCCTCTTTGTTATCCCTGGCATATCCAGCCGCTTGAAGGTAATCGAGCCAGTCGTATTCCTTGTTATTATCGCCAAAATCACAAAAATGCCCGTCGTCATACAGGCCGAACGATTTCAGGTTGTCGTCCGAACGCCTGAAAACGTTGTATAGTTCTTTGATTATTTTGCCTTCACGCTTGCCCGTTCCGCCGCAATACGACTCGTATAATGTGCTTGAGAACGCGCGTGCGAGTTCTGCGGCTTGCTCAATCCTTGAGCGCTCCGGCATGTGCATCGCTCCTCCCTGCGTCATCCAGCATTTTTGTAACGGCGATTTCGGCCATTAAGGGAATTTCGTTTTTTCCACGCGCCCAGCGCGACGTAGTTACTCTACTTACGCCGAGCGATTCTGCCATTTCGGTAAGATTTTTATCGAGTATCGCGCACGCAACTCTAAAAGTTTTTGCGTCCAATATCATCACCTCCTTTATTATAATATTATATCGTGCAGAAATAACACGAGCACGCAAAATGCATTATAATTAACAATTATAACGCACATGCACAGGCATGTCAACAGTGCACGGCCGCGATAATACATATTTTCTGTAACAAAATACAAACCGTGTAGGACGCGAAACCCTTGCGGCTGTAAGGCTAGACGCCATTTGCTACATACTACAAAATTTTCGGGAATTATATATATATATATAAATACGATTTTAGGCACACCCTTATATAAGCACTCGCGTGGGGGTATACCCATATATATGTATTATTGTATTATTTATATATTAATATATAATATATATAGATATATCAATGGGTTGCGGGATTTTTCGCATACTACAAATCATGCTACATGTTGCTACAAACAAGCCCAATAGTAGTACGGGCAACCACAAGCCAGCAATGAAGGCGTTCTAATGCTTGACAACGCCATCCGTGCGCGTTTAAAATGAATTATAGAACGGCGTCGTAACGGTTTATCCAAATACCTTAATTTGGAAGGGAAAAAATGGAATCCGCCGCGCCGGAATATTTTAGGTTCTTCCGGCGAAATTTTTTGTGAACGGGTGCGACGACAG